AAAGCTAGATGTTTTACAAGCTCTTGCACTATGCGTTGTGCATGTATCATGTAAAGGTTTCGGATTATGATGATGATTTTCTGCAATCACATCTTGACTTGGATCAGTATCAAATGATTCTATTGTTACAACTTTTTCAATATGTTTATCTTGTACTGGTGTGAAATTAACACCAACAATTTTGAAAATCATGATTAATGTAAGAAATGTTATAACTACTGTTAGAATATTTGGCCATTGTTTCTTTAAAAAATCGGAAGGACTCATATATTATATACATCAGATTTTAACGTCTTGATGCTGGTGTCAATATATAATTACCATTCGTTGTTTTTGTTTTTCTATGTTGCTCTCCTGAATCATGCAATTTATCGTGACATTTCTCACAGACATTTTGTAAATTAGCTGGATGATTTTTGTGAAATACTCCTACATAACCAGATTTATCAGCTTCAGCTTGATGAACTAAATGATGGATCTCATCCCCGGTTGAACCACACATTTCACATGTACCTTTCAACTTGTTTGTATTATATCTTGATCCTTCTGTAGAGAGAATATTAGACTCTTTTGGGTTATATTTCATTCGCAATGAATGTGCTCTTGAAAGAAAATCTCCAGATAGATTTAATGATTTGCAAACCTCTAAACCATACATATCTTTCCCTGCACCAGGTCTGAGTTTACGATCATAAATAAGACAATCCAACCCCGGATTATATGTAACTGCCAAATGCATCATTTTTAAACGTTCCATACTTGTTATTTCATCGTAATTTACTATTTCATGAAAATGTGTTGCAAATATAAAGGAGGCTTTTTTTGAATGTAACCATTCTACTCCTGCAGTAAATATACTTCTGGCAGAATTACTTTCAGTTCCAGAACACAATTCGTCTCCTATTACGAGAGATCTATTATCAGAACATTCGAGAATTGTTCGTAACTCTGACATTTCTACAGCAAAAGTAGAGAGACCCTTGAATAAATTATCATTACCAAGAATGCGAGTATAAATCTTGTGATATGGTGATAAAACAAACTTCGAACACGGAACATAAAACCCTGCCTGACTCATAACAACCGCAATACCAATAGATTTAATTAAACTGCTTTTACCAACTGCATTTGTACCATATAGCAAACATCCGTCATTCTCTACGCCTAGAGAAATATCATTTGCTACATATGTTTCATTTGTTTGCAGATGTTCAATAAGCGGATGCCGAATATCGTAAGCATTAACAAATGATTGTTCCGCATCGCTTAATTCAGGTCTGCAATAATTATACGTTTTTGCCACATAACACGAGTTCTGGAAACAATCTAACCAAGCTGCCAGACGCGCAATCTTTCCTAGCTTATCAATTGATTCTGCAAGTTCATTGCAAAAGTCTAGATAAAACTTTGTTAGGTTTAAAATTAGTTCCTCACGAGTCTTTTGAAGATTCTTAGTAACAGTATTTATATGATTATTGCGAATAACCATCTCAGTTTTACTTGACCCTGACTTATCAAACTCAATATCCGATATATCGACCTCTTTACCATTGCTAGTAAAAATACCATCTCCGGGCGTATTTTTTATATGTTCCTTTAAACATTTGCATCTTCTACTCGTTGCTACCAATGTTGGTGCACACTTAGGAGTGTCATTTAATTTTACTGGCAATTTAGTAGACTTTCTATTTTCAAACTTTCCAATAAGTGATGATAAATACGTTTGTATATTAATTAAATGGCTAGAAAAATCATTACTATTATCCCAACTATCTTTTATAGATCGTGATTTATCTAACTTAACAAAACATACTTCATTTGGCGATAGAACACCTAGTTTTTCTTGACTTAACTCATCAAACAAAGATAACTTTGAGAGATTAAAATTGTCCTCGATTGAAGAAATAATTGTATCCAAAGATTCGGATTGATCTAATCCAGCATTTTTTATAGTGGTACCGATAACTGTATTATCGATAACTATATCAAGTGCATTTCTAGTTTTAGTTAGATCAATATAGAGTTTGTATAATCCGCTTGGCTGTAATCGTTCAGTGGCCAAAAGTCTGGTTGATTTATCTATATCTCTTACTCCAGTCAATGAATCACGAACATCCTTATACATGCCTGTAATAATTCCTGTGTTTGTACAATCATATATATTGTTTAAACCATCTATGATGGTTGTTGGGTGACACAAATTATATCTTAGTTGCCTAGAACCCATTGTTGTTTTACAATTATCCAGAAAATTAGCAACAGAACTTAGTTTTCCTTGATGTCGATTATCATCCACAATATTGAGTTGTCGAAGAGAATGATTGCCTAGATGCAATGTATTATCCACTGTTTCAATATTAGCATATTCAATCTTAGATAAAATACCAGGATTGTGTTGATATACAAAATCAAGAAGAACTGTATATGACTGAAGAGCAATATCATGGGTTTGCATAGTCTCAGTCACTGTTTCTGGAGAGATATTTGGAAAAAAACGTCTCATAACCTCAAATTGATATTTCTGTTTTTCCGCATTTTGTGAAAACTTGGCTAACTCAGTATCTTCATTATCAAATATCATATGCGTCTTGATGTTGCTTACACCAATGTAAAGCAAAATATCTTTTGCCTCTGATTCTTCAATCCCGCGAAAAACTAGAATACATTCATGTGGTTTAGAGATTGATACGTTCCTTTCTAAATCATCATACGTTGTTGGATCCTTGTGATATGAAGACGAAAACTGATACATATTTGATCGACCTGTATTTACATCAATCGCAGAAATACCACTAACAATCATTTCTGGATTATATTTACTAGCATTCACCTTTTTAATCCATACACACACTGCGTTGCTAGAAATATGTGTATTATCTTCGCCAAAATATGTTCCAGGAGATACTATCTCAGATAAATCACGAGAGATTACACTGCTACCTTGCTTTGTCTCAGTATAGATGGCACAAGTGTAACCATTTTCTTGAAAACGTCTGATATATTTATCAATTTGAGAGATTCCGAAACCCGCCATGACTACTTGCTTTCCACCAACTTTATTTGATTTATTTGCAACCAAAATATCACACACATTTGCGAGTTCCTCTACATCAGTTACATTTGAAATAATACCATCTTTATCCCTCAGACCATACATTTCAAAAAAAGAACCGCATTGCATTAATACGCATGTCTTAGATCCATACTCTTTTTTCCATTTATTACTAAGTTGAATGTAGTCTTGTACAATAGGCATTGTCGTTATAATTTATAACGATTTATCTTTATCTCATTCCAAAATATTTGTAAATAAGTATTATCATTTGCAAAATTGATTTATAATCACATGATAACGTGTTTGTAAGGTCGCTATGAAGAAAATATTTCCAAATTATCCGGAAACCTCCGGATCATATGTATCACAGAGAAGAATTAATAAATTAAAATCAAAAGCCATTGATATTATTATTAAAAATAAAACATCAATACAGTTGGCGTTTAAAAAACTAGCTTCTAGGCACAGCAAAAATATTAATATTCATCTAGATCTTAACATTGCAGTAAGTAAAATAGAAAATGCTGTAATATCGAGAGAGTCTGAATCTGATTGGGGTTATAGTGACGATGAAAAGATTTGGGTTCCAATAATTAAAATGAATGATATCTTCTTATTAGGGATTTTACTCCACGAATCGTTGCATTATTGTTGCACATTTAATGGAAAGGATATATGTTCCAAGGATGAGCACTATGTCATGCGTTTACTTGGTGAGGATTGCTAAAATAATATATTCTTGTCAACAATAATCTCTTACTCCATATTAGAGATGACTTGTACAAGATGTAATGATTATGGAGGAAATTGGCTAAGTGGCCAGCCTACACCAACAAGAACATGGAATCGATATCAGGTTGGCAATAGCCAACAACAACTTAGGGAGAGATTCGGTAATGATAAACTAGAAATGAGAAGAAAAGCTGAGGTACTTTTACATACTAATAATCGCAATAATTGGACAAAAAAAGAAAGATTTGCATATTATGCTAAAAATCCAAAACAATATGTTAAAAGATGTACTGGTCCATATAAAGCTATCTCAAATCCATCTAGTTCAAGTGATGTACCCGGAAACATGAGTCTAGTTTATGATATTAGTGTGCCACTTTCCAATTGGAAAACTAATTTGGTTCAAACGAATGCAGGTGGTAAAAATGTTGCTCAAGACAGAGTTGATTGCTCGGGTACCCAAAGTTCTAATAATCTAGTTAGCAGTGATTAAAATCTGATAAATTGGACATAATAATTATAAATTGACTAAGTAATCAAGTTATAATTTATTCGTTTAGGTAGTTGTGTACTAATACATCTGCACTTTTATTACATACATCTCCTGATAAAATACATTGTTCATACATTTTTCGTAATACATGGTTTGGTGCTTTGGTCCCAGTTTTAATCATATTTCTCTCTCGCAAATATTTTTTTATGTCATGAAGACTAGTTTTATTCAAAGTAGCGCGCTCAGTAGCAATCTTTTTTCGTGTTTCTCTACTTTTAATAAGAACTGAAACCGATTTACCCATTCTACCCAGTTTTCGTTTAATAGTTTTAGTCACGCGTTTAGATTTAATCATTCTTTTTGGCTTTTCCTTTGCCTTTTCCTTTTCTCTCTTCAACTTCTTTAATTTTCTCGATCTCTCAGTTTCTGCAATGTCTGGTTTATTTTGAATCTTAATATGAGGTTTTCTAGAAGAGCCATGGCGTTTCTGTGTACGCATCATTTCTCGATAAGTTGGTCTTTTGCCTCCCTTCAAACAACTATATAGCGGCTGCGGAGCAATACCAACTTTAACTGTAGATCTATGATCTTTCGCAGTGGTAGAAACAATATTTGTCTTGTCAAAAGTTGTTGTTTTTGTTTCTATAGGCGTTATAGTGTTAATTATTGGCATTGGTGTAGTCTTATTAGTTAGTTCTTCAGGCATATCCAACATTATCTGGAGAGATTCTGTGTTATCTTTACGATTTTTCTCAATATTTTTACGCTGTTTCTCCTTATTTGAACTCATAACATCTTGCAAAAACCCAAGTGATTTATTGAACTCATCGTCAAACTCGCTTTCATCTTTACTTTTAATATTTTTTTTCTCAACTGCAGAGTTTTTATTTTCAGAACGCCGTTTTTGAAAATCCTTAATTTTTTTCATAAACTCTTTTCTCATCTTTCCTGCGGATTGAAGCGTTTTAGGTTTTTCCTTTCTCTTTCTAGACTTCTTATCAGCATGTTTCTTTTTACGCGTTGATCTTCCAAAAGATAGATATTCTTTATTAACCTGTATAGTCTTTTTGTTTTCCCCCATATTGTGTAGATAACAAAAAGATTTTTTTTCTAGAGTAGTTACGTATACATACTATAAAGCACTTTGCTGGACATATTCTCTCTATCTTTAACGTTTTTTCTTTCCTTAACCTCATCATTTGCGAGATATAATTTGAGACCATTATCCAAATCTTCTTTTACGATAACAGTTTTATCCTCAGGCTTAGAGCAGAAAACGCGCCGACTATGAGCGATTTTAACCTTTGCAAATAATGTTTCAATGTCTCTCCCATAATATTTGAAGTAGTCTTTGTTATCAATAAACCAGTCTTCGGTAAGAGCTCCATTTTTAATAGACCATTTTGCCTCACCAACCTTTTTTTCGAAGATGAGCATTAATTCATTTGGATTATAGTCATCAGTCTTAAAACGCCATGTAAATCTAGAATCAAGACCCTGGTTAAATGAAAAAAAACATTGTTTTAACTCTTCTTCATATCCTGCAATTATGACCATTAATTGATCTTTATGTTCACTCAAAGCATCGCATAATGTATCTATACACTCTTTCGCAAAAGAATCCTTTTTTTCAGGATTACCAAGTGCATATGCTTCGTCAATAAAAAGAACCCCACCCAAAGATTCTTTTATAACATCTTTCGTTTTAAGAGCAGTTTGACCGAGATATCCAGCAATTAAATCGGATCTAGTCACCTTTTTGAATTGTTTATTGCTTAGCACACCTAATTTTGCAAAAATAGCACCAATAATTTTTGCAATTTCAGTTTTACCAGTTCCAGGAGGACCATATATAACAGTATGCATAAAGTCTCCTGAATCGCCCATTTTATGAAAATCTTGAAGGTAATATAAAATCTGGTCAACAACATGATTTTTTAAGCTTTGCATGCCAATCATAGATTTTAATTCTACTAAGTTTGGCTTGATGTTATGTAAGGCTACCATATCAATATTATATTCAATATTGTCTACTAATGGATGTTTTTCAATAAGTAATATAAGATCATCTAATCCATTAACTTCATGTTCAATGTTAATTTTTTCCTTAATTATAATAGGTGATTTTGAAGGGTCAGTACATAACGCATACGGATCATTATGTTCATCTGGAATGTGACCATCACAAATAGAGAGATAAAGATCCAAAGTATCTCTATTAATAATACTAGATGGATCAGGCAACTCCGGAGATGGATAAATTATATCATCTAATCCATTAGTTAAAATAGTTGATCGTGATTTTTTTAATCTTGGCTCATTCATAATTGTATTAATACTATTAGTACTTCTAGATCGTTTTTCACTGCCGTTACTATTTTCATCTTCTTCAAGCAATTTTATAATATTTTGTAACGCATGCTTTCTCCATTCATGTAAAGGGTCATTATCATGATTATCATCGTTATTAAACAAATTATATGACGGATGTATATTGTTTGATATGTCATTCTTATCGAAAGTAATTAATTGTCCTGATGGATCTATTATATTACCGCTGTTGTCCCTCATGTGTGTATATATACTGTTAAGATTTAAAGATAAATTGAAACTATTAATACCTCATGTCAACGATGCAAACCAAGACTATGACTTCACCAACATTTACTGTTAAAAAGGAAAATATGGATGCTCCTATTGACTGCTCGAATTATATTGAGCAGCCATGGGACGTAATAAGCTCATACTTCGATGGAAAGCATCTCGAACAACTTGTTCGTCACCAAATTGAATCATATAATGATTTTGTAACATATCAAATCCCAAAAACAATTTCCATGTTTAATCCTGTTCACATTAAGTCCGATAAGTGCTTGGATGAAGCTTCGGGGAAATATAATCTTGAAATGTTTGTCACTTTCGAAAACTTCAATATTTATCGACCTCAGATTCACGAAAATACTGGTGCGATTAAGCTTATGTTTCCACAAGAGGCTCGATTGCGCAACTTTACATATGCTTCGAATATGACAATTGACATGAATATCAAATATATTGTTCGAAGTGGTGAAAATCTAGAATCAGAACAAACTTCATATAAGAAACTTCAGAAGATTCACATCGGTAAATTGCCTATCATGTTGAAGTCGGCAGTATGTGTACTCCAGCAATATTCACATGTACCATCTGCTGTAACTGGCGAATGCGAGTTTGACGCTGGAGGATACTTTATCATCAATGGATCTGAAAAGACATGTTTGGGTCAAGAAAGAGCTGCCGAAAATCTAGTACAGTGCTTCAATACTGAGAAAAATAATTCAAAATGGGCATGGACAGCCGAAATTAAATCTGTTCCAGATTTCAAGTGTATCTCGCCAAAGCAGATTACTATGTTAATTGCAAGCAAAAATAATGGTTTTGGACATTCAATAATGCTTCAAATCCCAAGAATCAAAGCACCAATCCCGCTATTCGTAGTATTTCGTGCACTTGGAATTATCACAGATAAGGATATTTGTGAAATGATCGCATTGAATGTTAATGATCGCACCGAACAAAAAGAAACGCAAACACTTTTAATGTCATTGCGTGCTTCAATTGTTGATGCAGCAACCTATATGACAAAGGAAGAAGCACTTCAATTGATTACTAGTAATGCTATGTATACTCCACTCAACATGGACAAAGAAACTGGTCAACGCAAGAAACGCCAGTTTACAGTTGATGTTCTAGAAACAGATCTGTTTCCCCACTGCCAGACTATGGAGCAAAAAATCTACTTTCTTGGATACATGGCAAATAAGCTACTGAGAACCAGCTTTGGATGGGAAATTGTTGATGATCGCGATTCTTATCTTAATAAAAGAATAGATCTAAGTGGTGTTCTGTTGAATAACTTGTTCAGAAACTACTTCAATAAGCTAGTCAAGGATATGCAAAAGCAAATTGTGCGTGAAATTAACAATGGATCGTGGAAGTCTACTGAAGATTATGACAATATCATCAATATGACAAATATTTATAAAATTGTTAAATCCACTACTATTGAAAATGGTCTTAAGAGAGCATTAGCAACAGGTGACTTTGGTATTAAACAGACTAGCAGTAATAAAGTAGGTGTTGCACAGGTTCTTAATCGACTTACGTATATCGCCAGTCTTAGTCATTTGCGTCGAGTAAATACACCAATTGACAAAAGTGGCAAATTAATCCCTCCTCGTAAACTACACAATACTTCATGGGGATTCTTGTGTCCTGCTGAAACTCCAGAAGGTCATAGCGTAGGCGTTGTTAAGAATCTTAGTTATCTTACACATGTAACTATTCCGTCTAATAGCACGGCATTGTATGATTATACTGAAGATCACATTTATAAGTTTGATGAACTTTCAAAGGAAGGACTTCATGGGGGCGTCAAGGTATTCATTAATGGATGCTGGCTTGGAAACGCAAAAGATGCACTTGCACTCTACAAGAGCCTCAAGAAAAAGAAACATAAGGGTATTATTAATATTTATACCTCCATCACATTTGATATTAAACATAAAGAAATCCGTGTTTGCAACGAAGCTGGTCGTCTTGTTCGACCAGTACTTCGAGTAAAAGATAATTTGCCTGTACTTTTAAAGAGTCATATTAAGCGCATTAGAAATAAGGATATTGGATGGGATGATCTATTAACTGATATGAAACTAGGAGAAGCTATCATTGAGTATATTGATCCTGCAGAGCAAAACCTTAGTATGATTGCAATGAAACCATCTGAACTTCAGCAAGTTGGTGTCAGCAAGGTATATCGATACACACACTGTGAGATTCACCCCAGTACTATATTTGGTATTCTAGCATCTTGTATTCCTTTCCCGGAACATAATCAATCGCCAAGAAATACATATCAGTGTGCGATGGGTAAACAAGCAATGGGTATGTATGTAACAAACTATGACCTACGAATGGATAAAACTGCATATGTCCTCTCTTATCCAATGCGTCCTTTGGTAGATACTCGTATCATGAATCTCATTGAGTTGAACAAGGTGCCATCTGGTTGCCAAGTTATTGTTGCAATTATGACCCATTCTGGTTATAATCAGGAGGATTCTATCCTATTTAACGAAGGATCTATCAAGAGAGGATTGTTTCAAGCAACGATATTAAACACCATCAAGGATGAAGATAAAAAAATACACGGTGATGAAGAAGTACGCTGTCGTCCTGATGAAACCAAGACTAAGGGCATGAAGTACGCAAATTATGACAAGGTAAATGATCAAGGAGTGATTCCTGAAAATACAAAGTTAGATAATCGCGATGTTATTATTTCCAAAGTTCTTCCAATCAAAGATGCCCGAAATGATCACACAAAAACAATTAAATACGAAGATCAGAGCATTATGTATCGAACAAACGAAGAATGCTATATTGACAAAAACTTCATTGACAGAAATGGTGATGGATATAACTTTTGCAAAGTTCGAGTGAGAACAGTTCGTCAACCAACTATTGGAGATAAGTTTAGTTCTAGACACGGGCAAAAGGGCACGATTGGTAATATTATTCCGGAATCTGACATGCCGTTTACATCAAATGGAGTCAAGCCGGATATTATTATCAACCCTCATGCTATTCCATCTCGTATGACTATTGCACAATTGAAAGAAACCCTTCTCGGTAAAACATTGCTGAATCTTGGATTGTTTGGCGATGGCACAAGTTTTGGTGATCTAGAAATTAAAGATATTTGTAAGCACTTGCAAAAAGCAGGATTTGAATCTAATGGAAATGAAATGCTCTACAACGGTCTAACTGGTGAAGCACTTGAGACATCGGTATTTATTGGACCGGCGTTTTACCAGAGGCTAAAGCATATGGTTAAGGATAAGATGCATGGTCGCAGCTATGGACCTAAGGTTAATCTTACTCGTCAACCAGCAGAGGGTCGTAGGCGTGATGGAGGCCACAGATTTGGTGAGATGGAGCGTGATTGTATGTGTTCGCATGGTGCTTCAAGATTTACTAAAGGGAGAATGATGGATGCATCTGATGGATTCGGAACGCATGTTTGTCGATGCTGTGGTGCAATTGCAGCTTATAATGACAAGCGTCATGTTCATATTTGTAATCAGTGTGATAATCGTACAGACTTCGCGTATGTGGAACTTCCATATGCATGCAAGCTACTCTTCCAAGAACTCATCACAATGAATGTCGCTCCTCGTATCATGACATCATAAACAAAATACTGCAAACATTTAGACATACAAAATATATTTTTTATAGATAATGTATATAAGATGTCCGGTAATATATCTGAAAATAGATCATTAGGGGGAGGTAATCCCGGTTCTCAGCCAGCTCTTCTAGGAGGCGGTGCTAATTCTAACGGAGGTTCTGGAATGGTCGGTAGTAGTGAAAGAGGAAGAACTCGTTTTTTATTAAGAAATGCATATGGTAAAGTCACGCCTATTGCTAAAAATATTGGTCCAACTACATCAGAATTATCAAAACAGATATCACTTACGCCTTTTAGACTGGCAACAAACGCAGGAGATTTAAGAGGCGCAGTTGATTCTGCACCAGCACCTGGCATGCCAAATGCTAATCAGCTATCTGGTGTTGGAACTATTTCATCATTAATGTTTGGCATTGGCGATGGTACTCGTAATAATGGATCAGCATTATATAGTGGAAACCCAAAATATGTGTATGACTCATCTGACTATATCCGATACAAGAAACAAAGTTCCGAACTTAAGACCTACAACAACAAGAGTTTCGGCGGTTCTAACAACGGCTCGTTCACATTCTTGATGAATGTTCGAGGTTAAGTAGAATTATTTTCTAGCGAGAATACATAACAATGAATAAGATCTTAGTTGAGTTTCTTGGAACCCTTTTCTTCCTTTACGTTATCATTGCTACTGGCAATGCACTTGCAATTGGTGCTGCTCTAGCAATTGCTATTATGATTGGAGGTCCAATATCTGGTGGTAACTTCAATCCTGCAGTTACTATCATGATGGCTGTTGCAGGAAAACAGCCAATGAAAGAAGTCGTGCCATATATTCTTGCCCAAGTTGCCGGAGGCCTTGCCGCGTTTGAGCTTAGCAAGCGAATCAAGCTTTAAGGGATTTTAATTACATTATACATTTTTTCTATCATTAATGTATAATGCCTAAACAGACACGTAGAAAGGGATACGGAAAGAATCGTATGCATAAATACCGAGGTGGTGGTTGGTTTGATAGTATGAAAGAAAAAGCAAACCAACTTAAGGATGACGCAATCCAAAAATCGAAAGATATGGGTCTTCATGATAAAGCAGCTGCTGCTCATCAAGCAGCAATGGATCATGCAAATACCGCAAAGCAAATGGTCGGTACTGCTCATAGTAAAGCCATGGAAAAGGGCGCAGAGATTCATTCTCAAATGAAACCTCATCTTGATGTTGCATCCGGTCATGCTAATGATGCACTTATGCATGCTCAAAGTAAAAATATGGATGGATTTAAAAGTTCAATGAGTAATTTTGCAGGTTCAATGACAAAAGCTGGTTCTACCGGAGGAAACCATATTATGAACAACACCAAGGTTGGAGATGCAACTCTTGCTGATCATGCAAGTGCCATGAGCAGTAAGGTTAGTTCATCTGCTTCAGATCTTCATGGTAAGGCTATGGGTTGGTTAAGCTCTTTAACAGCTAAGAAACCTGCGGTTTCGTCTGTGCCTGGTGGAGAAGCTGCAGCACCTTTTCAGGGTGGCCGTCGTCGTAGATCACGAAAAGCTCGTAAGAGTCGCAAGCATCCTAAAAAAGGAAAGCGGTCTAGAACCATGAAGGGTCGCAAAGACTTTACTACTAAAAAGGGTAATAAGTACTACAATAGACGTGGTCATAGACAAACTAAAAATGCTAAGGGAAAGAAGAAGCGTCCCTACAAGAGTCGTAAGGTTCGCAGAAGCAGAAAGCGTTAAATCTGATAATATCAAAAACTAATTAAATTGATATTATTATTATAATAGTGTTCGTAAATGTTTGAGAACAATCTTGATTAATCTCTCTACAAATACAATCGGATCTAACTTAGATCCATACAACAATATAACAGGTATAAGCATACCTACATTATTTATGGTTGCGTGATTCATATCCTCATATTCTTCGTTGTCTTTTTTAGTTTCAAATATAACATCCATAATATCTGGTCCGTAATTACACCCTATATCATCATGGTGATCATGATGTGATTTGATATCTAAGATATGATAATTTAACATATGAAATGTAGAATATAGAAGTGCAAAATAAAAAAGCGCGTAGTTATCGAACAATTTTACACCAGTTAATAGCTGAAGAAGTATATTATATGGAATTAATGTCAGACCTCCCGATCCAACCACATTTGTATAAGTTTCAATGAATACTCCCCAATTTGTTTTAGAATGATCGGGGTCATGATGCCAGCCATGAAACCAAGTCCAAGGCCACGTACTATGTGCCCATACATGTGATCTATGTGCCCAAAAATGCATAACTACTCCTGTAAGCAAACATCTAGTTACATCATTCGTCATAATACCAATTAATAAAAATCCTATAAACGATGAAAGGAAATACATCCAACTAATACAAATAGCCTTTGTTGTACAATATGATACTCCCTTTGATTTCTCATATAAAACGTGTTGCATTATGTATATTTAATAGCTAGATAATTCTTGATGTCATCTTTCACAAAAGAAAACAATATTTTTGCCATAGAAAGTGCGCCACACAGAATTATATATTGAAGTTGAACTTCATATCTACGATTACAATCATAATTTATTGGAATGTAACGATTAAAAATATCAGTTAAACAATCTCCGAAAGCCTGGCTTTCTATTTGCGTAAGTGGGCAATTATGTAAAATAATATTTGCCAAACCAATAATGATTAAACATACAAGAGCGACCGATAGAGTTTTAATATCAAAACTAAAAACAGAAATCCATGATAGCATAGCGATTAATGCATAATGTAAAGTTCCTGCAGTGAATCCTCGCAATATTTCAAGCGTTTTTGAATCTCTTAATGATTCTAATAATGAGTTATCAAGCTTAGTTAATGTATCATTTGACATGTGTATATAATACAATAAATTATTTTTTTGTTACCATCCTCATAAGAAGATATAAACCAAGCAATCCAAGTGATCCATAGTACAATTGTATTAATAAATCATCAGGCATTTTGTCTCTCTTTTTATAATTTGAAAATGATTCTTTACATTTTTGACCTGATATAGGATTCTTTTTATCAGAAAACCAGCAAGGATTCATATTTTGAATATCAGCAGTTGCAACAAATGCTGCTTCTGTACTGTCAATATTATTAGAATCACGTGTAGGCATTGTAATTGACTTACAGTCTGGATTACTACCAAGCATGAATGCTTGAAAAATACCTAGAGGATTAAGGTGACCCATGTCACTAATTACACCAGGAACAAGACCCCGGAAGTCTTTAAAGTTTGAACCTGTCATGCTAGAAATAAATGGTATACTGCCATCAGGGACATTATTAATATACAGGGCTCTAGTGACACTTTCTCCACTGTCAACATCCTTACAAGTCGCACCTGTTTTCATAAAATACTTATTACCTAATATACCCGCTTTTGATGCCTTACTTTTACCGGCAGACAAAAGCTCGACATATGAAATAATACCACCAATATTAGTTGCGATCTTACCACCAGAAGCACCCATCCCAAGTTCTCCTGGATCTTTAATAAACTTATAATATGCATAATCTGGGCCAAGTATTTTTTCTTCAAGACTATCTAGATCATTTAATGCTGAATCAAAGAAATTACTCATCTTAGTATTAAATGATATTATTTTATATAGAACCTGGCGGCTCAATATTGCCTGAGTTTGCTAGCTCATTAGAGGTTTCCTGATCTGGCATTGATTCAGTTGCAGTATTTTGTAAGCTAGTATTAATACTCTGAACTGCTGCAGAATTACTTTCAACCTGTTCCTTCATCGCATCAACTTGTGTTCTTAATGTGCTAATTTCTCCAAGCCTGCTTTTAAGATAAGAAATATTAGACGCGTTAATTGTAGCAAGATATAATGGACTTTGTGATAACCCAGGATCTTTGTATTCTTCACTATCATCTATTGATCCAGTTGCATTTTCAACCACAACTGTCATTTTACGATACAATGCATAAATTATATACAATGCTACTATTGCTGAAAGAGTGTAACAAATAAGTGATTCCATTATATATTGACAAGGTAATATTTTCTGATTCTACTATATACAATGATATTTACCAATTCGAGCGGAAATACACAACCATATGTTTCATGGAAGGGTCCAACTACTAAAGCTACTGTTTATGGATTTTCTAGACCAGCTACAAATAATAATCCTGATGCCGATATTAAAAGTGTAAATGATCAACCAAATGGGAGTCACACTTCTAAGTCTATTGGTTCATTAAGGACCGGCTTCAAACCAAGACCGATTAAACATTGGAGAAAATCACTAATGCCCAAAGAAGTAGATGGAATTAGTCGTGCAGCATATAGTATTCAAAGTGATATGCCTGGATCCAATGTGCCTTTAGGCACAGATGTTAACTGTTGCGAAAACAATGCTGCCAAACAAGTCGTCTATCAATATAGTCACAATGAGGTTCCATGTACCAAGAATTGTAGTCCACAATCTAATATTATTCGTTCTGGGCCACAATCTAATATTATTCGTTCTGGGATGACCGAAAAGTTAATTAATCCTCAGTCAGATGGTCCAGCCCAAAAGAAATACTCATTCAGTACGAAAGAATATCTAAAATCTAAATGTAGAACTTACAATCAAAATAAGAGTGGTACGCTTATACCAGATGTAGAATATTCAACATTAACTAATAATAATTGTTGCGCTGTGCCATTGCCATATAATGATGAGCATCAAGGACCGCAAACCAGAAGCGCATTAAATTGTCCAACCGGGTGTACTATTATTGTGAAACCAAATAATCAACAATACTTTCAGCAGGGTGCAGTAGATTCATCATCGCGCATTGCTAGATTAAAATATAATACAGTCGAAAGTAATGCTAATTCATTCACCACAGCAATTAGCGCATCGGCAGCTAGTGCAGGTCGTTACAGAGCTGATGGAAACGCCCCATATTTTATAAAATCAAAACAGCAAAACTGCAATAAATCGATGTTTCATCGCCAAGGCAAAACAACAATGTGTTTTACAAGTGTAGGGAATTGATTGAACAATATGATGTAACAAAAATAATAATGACATCAAAACAATGTCAATATTATTAGAAAACAATATTATCGCTAATCCATTTTTTAAGCTTGTTATTAACAGGTTCAACAGACGCATTCATAGAAGTAAGGTATGTTTCATACATACCAGGGTTACTTTCCATTAGTCTGAATAAACATAATATAATTGTATAGTTATCTTGCTGGTAAAGTGTAACAATTTTTTCAAATACATCATCTATTTGTACTCCTCTATCCTTATCAGTTTCCACATCTTTAAAGGTCTCAGGATGATCAACTAATTTTATATACATTCTAAGAGTTTGACTGATATGATCTCCATCAGTTTTACTGTAAGTTTGAATAAGTTTTTCAAGACCAATCTTACTTCTATCAACCAATTTATCAAATAACTCCTTGTTATTTTTACGTGCACCAGTCTTTAAAAACCCATAAAACATATGAAATCTTTTTATAACACTAAACAGATAAATTAGATCATTCTTTTTATCAGAATTATAACTTCTCACTAGAGACTGTTTCCAACTTGGACCTTGGATATAAAGAATATTATCTGTAATTGAGAGTTTACTGCCGATTGGGCAATAAGATAATATTGCGAGTTGTGTTATGGCTTGAAATGGTTCAAGTATCATTTCAAATCTTTCTTTACTTCTATCAGACCATATTGTCGTGTAAACTAGCTTTAGAGCTTCCATATAATTAATATTCGTAAGTTGTTGTTTTTATGCTGTTTCATCATCATCACTTTCATCTGTATCATGATTTGATTTATTATCTTCTGTATCTTCTGTATCTTCTGTATCATTATGTGTGTTGCGACCACTCAAAAAAATATTGGCATTTATATTAACCTTATTATATGGCATTCTAAACTTATTGCACCAGTTAATACACTTAGTAATGTGGTTTTTTTTAAGACTTTCAATTCTATCGTGTGGTGATGAAGTTATTAGATTCAATGTTTGAGTTATACATTCAATTTGAGCTTGACCAAAAATAGCATTAATTTCTTGAAGTGCACTTGTAAACAAATAAGGTATAGGTATTGTTAAGAATCTTGTAGGAACTGCACCTTGACTAAAAGCCTGAATTGTGTGATACATACTGACAACTAGATTCTTGCTATCATTTAGTTGAAAGTTTTTACACACAACATAACGCTCAGAGTTTGCTTGCCTACTTGTATGTGGCTTTATAAAATAAATCTGTTGATACACACTAGCAAGTATGTAAAGCACGTCAATAGATGCCGCCTTAACTGTATCAAATACCTTAATAACAAAATGACCACCTTTTTTTTGACTTGCAATCGCATAAGCTGCTTGTGCAAACATTAGTTTCAAACTTAACACTTCTTGATGATTAAAATCATTAGTAAAATCAAAACCTCCATCAGCAGTTGTTAATTCTGCGGATCCTCTATGATTTTCAAAGCAATCCCTAAGATTATCAGGAACAAGCATGTCTCCGTCTCCACTTTGCCCTTTCTCAATTGTTACATTAGGATTTTTATCCAGAAAAGATTCGCTTTTTTTCCATCCAGGCACACTAGTATTATTATCATCAATCAAAGACATTCCATGGTAACTATCTGTTGCATTATTTCTAAGGTATGCAACTGCTTCGATAAACCCACCAGGTCCTTCGGCAAAATGAAACGTTTTAATAGGATCTTTATCAGTTAAGTCCAATAATCGCATCGTTTTACATATTTCAATCATCTTATAGAAGGATCTAGATAGAGGCTTTAATTTACAAACCGCTAATTTGGCAGATGGAACAGTTGTATGGATATATTCATATGGATTAGTGAACTTCTTGAATCTGTCCCATTCATCTTGCTTAGAATCAATCTGACCTTTTGCATTATTTAAATATTCATTTAATGTTTTGTTAATTACTGTGCTATGATCGCCGTCTGTACAACATTCAATAACAGATTTCAATTCATTATCAGTTGTAATCTTAGGTAGAGAAAAATAACTCATCGTTAATCTATCATAAAGAATGGTATTTATGTCCTTTATGATCTTATTTCTCGACAAGCTTTAGTTTTTTCTTTAATTTTTTAGGCTTTGCTTTAGTTTTTTGTTGAGCTGCCAATACTTTTGCTGCTGCTTCTGCTGCTGCCTCTCCCTCTTCTTGTTCCATCAATACTTCTTCAATTGTTGTTCCGGTTTTACTATTTTCAACCGCACTCGCATCTACATCATGAGTTTTTTTGTATACAAAGTAGTTATTTAAGAAAGATACCGTTTTTTCGTTTATGCTCATTTTAATTGCTGTGCCATATTCATTCTTCGCAGAAGGTCTTCGCTCAAGCTCATTCTGTAATTCACCAAATAACTCTCTGAATGATCCGCGTCCCGACGGAAGACCCAACTCTTTGGCTTCATCGCTTGTAAGTCTAGCAAATCCATAATTCTCCATAAGTCTATCCATATAATCGAAATTGACAAGAAACTCTCTGAATGTTTTACCAATCGATTCCTGGAACACATCAATCGCATATCCAACACCTGATGCATCTGGTGGAAATGTGCTACGGTCATATCTCTTTGTCACCTCCCACATTTTAACACCATTTTCTTGAAGCTCAATACTCTCGTCTTGTTTCTTTGAACGTAGCATATCAAATACTCTCTTTCCGTCATATGTAGTTCCAATAAAGTATCCACCTACTTTTGTTGTTTCACTTACATTTCTTAAAAAGCTATTTAGCGTTGTTAGATTCTCAAACATATAATGAACTGCAAACTGAATAGATGATACATCAAATCCTCGTTCACCAATACCGTAATGTTTGTATACTCCTGCTCCTAATTCTACTGCATCCTTTGCACCCTGTCCAAATACTGCATTTGTAATTTGTTTACCCTTATCACTAAATATGGCATTTGTATCTCTAATGTTCGCACTTGAATTACCAGCAACGAATAAGGCACTAGGCATGCGCTTGAATTGTTTCTTATAGTTTAAATATCTCGCACATGCACCTTTCATTCTATTTTCAATATTGTCTCGTGAAATATCAATTCCAAATACAAACTTGAGTTTTGCGGAAATCCATTTGGAGAAGTCACCACCTTGACCGACAGCATAATCTATCAAAGTATTTCCTCTTTCTGATGCACCTACAATAAGTTTTTTCTTTACATAAAGATTGTGAAAGTCTCGAAGACTTCTTGTGATAGTAGCTTTTGATACGCGGTTATAATAAACATCATCATCTGCTAACTCATCTGGTATACCAGAACCGGTTGTTATCATATCTTCCGTTACTGGATTATGAATAGAGTGCCAATTGCTATTAGCAACATGATATGCATTTCCGTAATTACGACCACCACTTCGTAGATCAGCAGTTTTATCGTATCGAACTCTTAGTGCTTCCCAACGCCAACCTAACTCTTTATCAGAATTATAACGAAACTCAACAATACTATTATCTTCAATTACTTCTCTCTCTTCGGTAAATACTTCTTTGTCGCCTCCACCACTTGTTTCAAGAAGAAGATTACATATTCCAGCACGATCGTCAACTGGATTCGTGGGAAAGAATTGCATTGGCTTGTACCCATTTTCATCATCACGGTCTGTTACTGTAGGAAGATCATCATCAATAACATTTTGACAAGGATTTGTATATCCATGCTGTTCTTCATTAAATCCAACACGTAAGACAGCTGTTTTGTATTGAGTTATTTGAGTTGCTGCACTCAAATCAGTACCAGCTTGAAATACATTTTTAATATCTTCGCGACCATCTGTGCCACGCTGATACGTAACCATAAAGTCAATAGTATTAAACTTAGGTGGCTTCCATTTGAAAGAATAATCCCAAGTCATCTTTTTGGGAGATGTTGTTGATCCAATTTTATTTGAACCAACACCCATAAGCATCGGAGTAAAGATCATACCATCTGTTTGATATTCAAATACACCAGATTTTACTTTCTCCATTAAATAACCACATGCTTGAAAGATGCTTTGATTATCTGAACTAGCATAGAAGGTTTTTGCTTCAAATCTCATAGGACTTGGTGAGTCTGCACTAGAAACACCGGACGGTCTTAGAACAGCAAGAGCTTGCACTAGAAGCGGAAGTCTATATTCATTGGGATTATCATCGCCTTTGCACATAAACCCTCTTGTACGAAGATCTTCTCCAGCTCTATAATAGATATCAAATGCAGCATATAAATTAATGAATCGTCCTTCTTTATCGTGCAATATATGCTCTCCGTCAATGATAGAACCAAATAATTCAGAATTAACTGTTCTTGCACCTGTAAACTGAACATTCATGTTAGTATCGATAAGATATATAGATCCAGATGAATCAACTACAAGCAATTTTCGATCACCATCCGCTTTATCTGTCACAGTATAATCATTCCTGATATTGGGAATATTTGCATCTTCATTCAATTCCGCAATATTATTTACTTGTAATGAAACGGATGATGGACCTACAAAACTGCGAGGGTATACTCGTCGTTTCACTTGATAATCACTGCCCATCAATATTTTCATATATTGTTCAAGAAGATTATCCTGTTTCGGGTAAGATACTGGGTAATTTGTGCCTTGCAAACCAGATAATACGAGTAGGATAGCACGTTTTAGTTTGACATTTAATGCCTGAGGCGTAGCATATTCAGTAGCAATGCCAACTTTAAAATTATCAACCTCTATTTCAACCTCGTGTCTCTCTGAAATACGATCGAGATTTGCTTCATCAAACGTATATGTTCGTTTACCTCTTTCGCTTTGTTTAACTGTACTTATATCAATTTGAATAGGAAAGTCTGGATGCGTCAAAGTATGACGGTTAATGTAGCGAAACTCTTTTTTATTGTCTTTCCATGAACTGATTATAGACTTTGTCAATTGCGTTCTAGTTAGATTTTTCTCAAGATTAAGTGAGCATCTGAAATTAAAATCGGGGACATCTACAGGATCTACTTGTGTGCTAAGTTGTTCTACGCCTCTCTGTGAATTAATTCTAGCTCTTGTCTTTTGTACAAATTGAACATCAGAAACGACTTCAATATCATTTGTTTTACAATAATTCATAATATTACCTATACCAGAAATCTCGGCACGCACATTTGAAACTTTTGTCTGACCGGTTTTTGGATCAATAAACTCTGACTTTGCCCTTAGTAAGTATTGAGATTCTGATTTAACAAAGCCGGCAGACAATAATCGTTGTACTATATTATCGCTTTCAATTCTAGTGATAGGCTTCATTCCTCGAGCAGTTCCGAAACGCACCTCCATTTCTGAAGTACCATCACGGCCACCACGTTGGATATTATCAAGATACGTTTTCAAAATATCCTCCATTGTTTGAGGTTCAGGCTTCTTTGACATTATATATATATTACAAGATAGATATTATTTATATCAATTTTCCTAGTTTGCTCTGGATAAGACCATATAGGGTTGTTTTATTATATATTTTGCCTGTTGCATCGTCTACTACAATTGCTAACTTTTTTGCAATATCTTTTACCTCCTTTGCAGAATATGAACTCATTGCCTTGATTGGTTTTGACGGGAATATGTAATATTTTGTTTCTTTAATAGTAGCAATTTTTTCGCTTTGATCTCCTAAAAGTAGCTTTGTTTGGCCTTTCGTAATATCAATAATAAAACATTTATCTCCGTAAGAAAAATCGTAATAGATATCATCATTTACCACTACAAATGACAACGAATATGAAATTGCAAGTGCATGCAGAACAGCAAGAGATATTGGTTTTGAACCTACAAGATCACACTCGGTATCTTGTATCTTTATCTTTGCATTTTTAAGTTTATCTTTATTATTACGAAGAAGGTCCACTGCAGCATATTTGGTCTCATTTTCATGTACAAATAATTTATCTCGAACCTTCATAAACTCGCCAAGGCCGTTTAATGCTACATAAAAACACCAAAAAAGTTTATCACGTGTCTTGGGAATAAAATATTCCTCTTTCTTTACAGATTCTGATTTATTTTGAATGATATTATTGCGTTTTGAAATCTTCTTCTTTTCTTCATTTATTTCTTCATTCTCCATATAACGACACCACCTAGCAATATTATTGCTATCCAACATATGTTCATTTATTGACTGGAATATATGTTCGCTCATTATGTACTGGTACTACTTAGCACGATGTCTTTATTATCATTGAAATATTTCTTTTGTATAGACTGTTTTTTGGCTTCAATAATAGCGAGTGTTTCTTGTTGATCATGCACATATTCAGAGTATTCTCTTAGTGCATTAATATCAACATCTGTCAAGCATGAAAGATTAACAAATGTACCGTTTTGATTCTCATTAAGAGGTGTATTTGGTCTTGAACGTAAAATCCTCAACACCTCTATTTGGTGATGGACAGACATTGTTTCAATAGATTCTTTTAACACGCGAAGGTCACTCATTTATAAAGAAAAATAAGTTGTCTTTATCTAGTTTCAATCTTTGATTACCAATTTTTTCTTCTTTCCATATTTCGCAGCTCTGTCTTCAATGAGTTCTGCAATAACTGAAATATATGAGTCATTCAATTCATAACGTTGACCAATAACTCTCACCTTTATTTTATCGCCTGGTTTTACGTTCGAGAAGTTTGAGTTGGTAAAATGGTGATCTCTTGCAATATAAATAACGACTGGACTTGGCTCTTCTTCAGTCTCTGCTTTAATACCCGCAGATTCAGTAATATTCTTAGCAATGCAATCAATATGCATTCCCTCTACCGGACTACAAACTTCACACTCAATTACTACATCAAACATAACATCACTTGATGAAAGTTCTCCACTAGAATAACTTTGAACTCTGCATGAACCTGGTTTCACATACCCCTCAACAATACACTTGCCTTCAATCTCAAAAGAGATTTTCTTTTCTAGAGCTTGCTTTATATTATCTCCTATATGAACAATGCTCAGTGGTACACGCTTGGTAATCATTGCTGCGCTGAATATTCCGACTGTTCGAGTTCGGCGTCTCTTTTGCTTATCAACAACATTAGCTGCTGCAACGATATTTTTTGGGGTTTCCTGAACTTGTTCCATGGTTACTATTATACTATAACTGTAATATTTTTAAGTTACAATCATTTTTCTTTAAAATGCCTTCTTTGAATCATTAATCAATATCGCTTCTGCTGGACGCAAAAACCATCTTTTACCATTCTTTCTATCCATATTCAATTTGCGGAATATGAACTCCTGAATAATACACAATTCTTGTCGAGATTGGGAAGATTTTGTAGTATATTGGTCTTCTCCTAAGTAATTCAACATTTTAACAGACGATGCTTTACTTGCTTGATCACATCTAGCACCAGTATTTCTAGTTTTACTTATATCGCGTATTTTAAAAACCATATAATCTTTCTTGAAATTAACCATAAATCCAACATGTTCACTCAAGTTAGTTGCCATCGGCATTATATCATTCACCATCTCTCTAATATTACTAGCTAAATCCTCATAATCCTGTGGTTGAGCAATACTCCATACTCTTGGTTCAACATCCTTTGAAATAATTAATTGTTGCTTGCCTGTATTTTGAAGCTGAATACCGATAATCCCTCTATTTTTCATTTCCATCGATTTGAAATACTCTTGTATCAAGCGAGTCATTCTATCTTCTGATTTGTAATCACTCATATAGTTAATCAATGCAAGTTTACTATCAAAACGAAGACTTTCAACTAGATGATGTACTAATAAAGTTTCTATTAATGCACTATCCCAACCTTGCGATTCAAGATGTGGAATTACTAAACTGCAAAACTTATACCAATCGTCCACACCTGCCTCTAGTTCTTGAGGGGTATTAGCTATAGTATAATTATCCCTCATTTCTTTTAGAACATCCTTACCTTCATCCTTCTTCTTAATTTTAACTGTTTTTGCAACAACCTTTGCCTTCTTAGCATCAACAACTGCATCGACTCCTTTAGTTTCAAAGAGTAATTTCTCTCTTTTATATTCTACTGGTACTGATCTATCGTAGATAGAAATGTGTTGATCATTCAATTCAATTGGCTGAAAGAGATAAAGATCTCCTATGTTGATAAGTCTACCAATACGATCATATATATCGATAATAAACTCGTTTTTATCTTCTACTAACTGATTTAATGCCGCATTTATTTGCATAAGAGGATAATTCTTTACAGCATTAATCATCCCTACTAATTTGTCTTTTCTAAAAAAGAATGATTCTTTAAAACTGTCTCTTATGCGCTGAATTATCTTATCAGTGTTCATCATAATAAAACTCTCATTGTATGTATCTAATGTTATATCATTTGGATTCACTGATTCAACTGGCAGACATTTATATGCACATTTGCTCATATAATCACATGTTGAAGTAAACGGTTTATCACCAACCTGATAATCGATTACCTTCCCAGAAGAGAGAGTTTGTTTAATAACAAGGCTCATGTCTTCTACAGTAAAACCAGATTGCTCATAGTTGAGTAGACAATCAACTGAACTTTCTTTGAGTGCTCGCGTAACTACACCAATCTGCAAAGCCTTCAATTCGGCAAGTCTATATACATATATATCAGCAGCTTCATTTCTGACATCAGTAAGAATACTTCCATATAAATATATTTCAACATTTCTAAGAGCAAAAGGCAAATCTTTGTGACTGCATGTTCTTACCGCACGACCTATAATCTGTTCGATTCTATTCATGTTATACCATGGTTCTAGTACATGTACTTGTCGAATAAACTTGAAGTCGAGTCCTTCCGAACCTGCCTGTGAAATAAGTATAACTTTCACTTGTTTACCATCTTTATTATCAATATTTGTTGCAAGTTTTAACTCCTGAACATTATCAGGCGATAGTGCTTTATCACCTGTAATCATAATATATGAAGCTTGATTAAAATCATTTCCAGTTTCCTTCTTTGTTTTAAATGTTACAGCATCTACGCCTTGAGTAGGAGGTGTTTTATAAAGGGATCTGCCTGTTCCAGCACGTTTAAACCCTAATTCTTCCAACGCCAGAGAGATGGGTACGATACCTCCATCAATATACTGGGAATAAATTAAGATCACTCCTTCTGAATTAATGATGCTATCACATATGTTTTTTATCTTTCCACTGTATTTACCAATTTCTTCTGGAGAGAAAATACGACCATACTCATATGTTTTATACTCAAAATCGCCTCTGAATATAGGGGAATTAGATTCTTTAAACTTCATTAACCTAGATAACCCTGCTTTACCAACCAAATCTTTGGGATCTACTACAGTATCAGCAATGCGTTTGTCAGGATACACCATATTTAATGCTTCTAATGGTCTTTGAAGAAGAGTATATCCAAAAGCTTCCATATTTTCAAAATCAGGCATTTTACGTCCAGTTTCTTTACCAACATTTTCTTTCAAATGATTGATAATATAATCATAGCCGGTTTGTTGTACGGAACCACATTGTGTCAGGAAAATACTTAACATTTCAAGTGGTTGTCTTATAGCCATTCCATTTAACTGAACACCTGGCTTAGGAATTGAGCTATATGTATTGGTTGGAGAAAACTCAGCAGGCCAAATCCTGAAAGGAAATGTATACGGATTTTCTCCTCTTACAAATGAGACATAACCGATTGCTTTTCTCATTAATAATTCCTTTCCAGTTTCTTCTCCCTCATCGTTAACTTTAAATGATCCATCCGCATTAAACACCTCGCGAGCAGAAAACTTTGATCTTCCATCATTTACATTGAGTAGGCTAAGTAACCATACAATTTCCTTATAACTATTGTACATTGGAGTTGCTGACAAAAGCAATAGTCTCATATTTTTTACATTACTTACAAGTTTTTCTAATTCAACTGCGACTCGTTTATCTTTATTGTCATCTGTCATTCTAATATTATGAACCTCATCAATAATTATTAGTCGATTACCAAAAAGTTTTTGAAGTTTTCTTTTCATAAGCGCATTTTTCTTTTCAGGGGATAGATCGCTATCAACGGCACCTTTTTTATTAATATAATTAGCAAACTCTATGTAACCTAGAAATAAGTAGGATGTTGATATTATTCTTTTGACTTGACTAATCACTTTTTCTCTAGGTAACCCCTTCATGTTCATTGGATTAATTTCAGCTAAAAACTTGTTTCCAGTACATGCCTTTATATTCCACAAACCATCTACTTCCTTAAGCCTTCTCTCATCGAACAATTGAAGTTTAAAGTTTTCTTGAACATTTGGAGATGCAACAACAATTATTCTTTGAGCTATATCCATTTGTTTTAAATATGCTCTCATCTCTTCAGAAACGCTTATAGCAGAACATGTTTTACCGCTACCAAGACCATGATATAACAACAAACCATTATATGGTGTCTGAAATGATAAAAAGTTTCTTACAAACATCTGATGTGGAGCAAGCTCAAACTCGGCATTACATAATTTGTTTGAAACTTCCTCAATTTCTTTAGAAGAATCTGGTTTTTCATACCTAGTGTCATAAAACTCTTTACGCTTGCTAATTTTAGATGCAAATTGCGGATCATCCAAAGATGGATAGAGATATGAATATTCTGTCTCTTCTCTAGATATCTCTTCGCGATTCTTAAGTTCTAATTCGACTAATTGTTCATTTGTCATTCCCTTATCAATTATAGGATTTGGATCACTCATCTATATACTCTAAAGACAGATTCTATAATTTTTCAACAAATCATTTGCTCTAGTTAACACCTCCTGCTTCTCTAAATTATATGGCCTTATAAGTTCATTTGCCTCATTATAGGTTACCCATCTAACCTGACTTACTTCTGTCTTTTGAAAGTCACTGCTAATACCATCATCATCATTCATATATGCTACATAATAACAATGTTTGTACGACTTGTAGTTAGAACCAGTAAAAACCTCTTCAAAAGGCTGTACATTTTGAATAAGCTTAATAGAAGAAGAACTATATCCCGTCTCTTCTTCAAACTCTCGAATCGCACAAGAAATATCTTTTTCTTGATAATTCCTTCGACCCTTTGGAAATCCCCATTCTGGCAAATCCCACTTTGTCGTAGACTCATTTATTATTGTTTCTATTGTGTAATACTGATCATTGCTCATAATTCCATTTGTTAACCTAGTAAACTTATCTCTTGATATTCTTTCCTCACCTCTATACTGAATCCCAATATTCTCACCCCAAAGATCCTTCCATAGAGAGTCAAAATCCATTGTTCGAATCTTTTCTCTTTCAGTGATCGTCATTTCGTTGAAAATATTCCTAATATATGATGGATCGTGTGTCTGATATTTCCCTCTCATAAAATCTACAAACCCAAGTGAGTCTTTCCTACAGATCATAAGATATTTAAGTTTCTCACCATCTTTCTTAAAAACAATTATACCTGTACTAGTAATTGGCTTTCTACATTGATGAAATGCATGTCCTGTTTCTCCACAATTATTGCAAAAGTTATATGCGCGTGACATAATAGTTATATGTTAATATCCTGATCTTTTTATATCTCTTACAGTAATGACGTTAGATCCAAAGATTTGGGGACCTCACTATTGGTTCGTTCTACATACGATTGCACTTTCATATCCACAAGATCCTACAGAGGTTATTAGAAAAAAGTTTTATGACTTCTATCAAAATCTTCCTTTATTTATCCCAATTGAAGAAATAGGGAATAATTTTAGTAAGTTTTTAGACAAATATCCAGTTACACCTTATTTAGAATCAAGACAATCATTAGTAAGATGGACAAACTTTATTCATAATAAAATAAATACTGCTCTTAATATGCCAACGCTTACACTTGAGGAAGCACTTTCTAGCTACTATGAACATTACAAGCCGAGAGAAGTTAAAGATAATATTGACAGAAAAAGACGCGAGAAAATTGCGTTTGCTATTTTTGTTGTTATTATTTTAGGTGCAGCAGTATTCCTTTATAAAAAATAAATATCTCTAACGTAGATATATAATGGCACGTGGTACAAGAAAACGTAATCATTCTAAACATGTAAGAAAAACTTCCAAAAATCAATCGCAAGATGAAGCAGGAAGAGCAATTGCTGCTGGTGGTTTTGGTTGTGTTTTCAAACCTGCAATCAATTGTGGGAATAGGGTTATCGCAAAAAAAATGCAGAAAAATGGATTCGAATACATTACAAAGGTAATGATTGCTCGATATGCTCGCGAAGAAATGCTTGAGGTTAAAAAAATACTTCCCATTGTTAAAAAAATACCACACGAAAAAAGATATTTTTTACTAGATGGAATCTTTGAATGCAAAAACTTTGGACCATTAAGCGCAGAAGATAAAATCGATTTCAATTCAAAATGCAATAACTTGGGAAAAATTGGTATTAATGAAAGCAATGTTAACAAGAAAATTAGATCATTATCGGCTATCTATATTCCTTATGGAGGAGAAAGTGTATCTAAAATAATGAAAAAGCTTGCTTCAGACTATAACAAAGATGAAAATCGTCCTCCTCTTCTACGAAAAATTGGGTTAGTAACTCTCGCAATGGCCGATGTATTAGAAAATGCAGTCGTTCCGATGAATAACCTTGGATTAATCCATCTCGATCTAAAAGGTGATAATATGCTTTTAAATGCAGACGTATTAGAAGATGAAAAAATGCCATATATTAAAATTATTGACTGGGGTCTTGCTGGTACTATTTCAGGTAATAATATTCCTGATGCCGCACGCGATCGCCCATTACAATTCAATGGACCATTCTCGAATATTCTATTTAATTATAGTCTTGTAAAATCAATCGTTACTGACGACTGTTATGGTGGAGAAATTAGCGAAGCCCAAATTAATTCTATTGCCACACGTATTGTTGTTTTAATGGTCGATGATTGGGCTGGTCACGCTAAATATATTTCTAATGATTTGAACAATTTTCTCCTTCCATATTCACGTGCAAAAGGTAATCAATCTACACTTAATTCAAACGCAGACTGTACTACAGAAGCACTTACTATTATCGCAGAATATATTGCACCTATTTTAAGAAAATACCTTACACGAAACTCAAACGGTTTACTTGGATGTTCATTCAATGAGAAAGCATATTTTCAGGAAGTATACAGATATAATTGCGATGTCTGGGGGTTACTAACAACATTTCAAGACTTTATTGGACGAATGACAGCATCATATTCTAGGTTTCGCAATTTACCATTATCCAGAGCTATGTCAAATATTCTGTTCAAATATTGTTTCTCCCCTACATATGCAGCTGAACGTATACCAATTAATAGCGTTATTAGTGACATGAAAAATATAGCTATTATGTGTAAAATTAATAAGGATCCTTCATATTATATTCCATCCACGCCGGTTGTTGCAAAAATCACTCGTCCACCAGGTCTTAAAACTATTTCCCCTTCTGATGAAAGACAAAGTATTAGCTTGAATGGCAAGAAAAGATGCCCAAATGGATATAAGAAACATCCAACAAAACCAGGGAAGTGTAGAAAGACCGTAAAGAAGGGTAACAAAAAGAAGGCTAGTCCAAAAAAGAAGACTACATCAAAAAAGAAATCTACAAGATACGAATTAATGCCACTGCCTCTAGGTAGAAAAAGATGTCCGAAGGGTTATAAAAAGTTAGCTGGTGACGGAATCATACATAGAATTGTGTGTGCTAAAAAATAATTATGATGATATAACATTTTATCTAGCAATATTATATCATGAAAGTTGAATTACTTGTATTTGCAATAACAGGTTTTTTTATAGCTAACACATATTACGATGGCAAGTATATGGCTATCCTCAAATCATGGAAAAAATATTATCAGATGATGGGAATTGGATTTGCAGGTTTATCTGCCTACTTATTTTTTAAAAAATACCCGTCTGATACTCGCACACTTCTCTCTTCAGCTAGTGGTGTTATACGACATTTGCCAGTAGATAAAACCGCAGGAGATTTATTTGAACCATTTCTTCAACTTACGAAGGCAACAGGTAACATGGATTTTTCAAATGAAGCTCAAAAAATAAGACAATCTGGAACAGGAGAAGGAGCAAGTACTAAGAGATGTGTAAGCGAAACTAAAAAGAAATATGTTGCTGCTCAGCAAGGATGGAAATGTGGTAGATGTCAAAAACAATTACCTGCATGGTTTGAAGTTGATCATACAGTAAGACTAGAACATGGAGGATCTAACCATGTTGATAACTTAGTAGCTCTTTGTAGAGATTGTCACGGAGAGAAAACAGCACTTGAAAACCTCTAGATATACAGAGTTTAGAGATGAAAATGCCTTTATTTTTCTTTGGTTAACTTATATGATACCCAAAGTAAAAGAATATTATCATGACGGTATGGCAGTCGTAGTTACAAATCCAAAATATTACGCACTTGCATGCCTTATTGAAATGGTCATTATGATTTTAATAATATACAAATGGAGTCCATTTAAGATTAGCGAAAATCATCCTGCGTTGGCGAATATATTAATTCTCATGTTTGGGTTTATGCAAATGATGTCATATTTTTTTGTTAAAAATAAGAACATTCTTAAAGAAAAAGGTATTGATGTAAAGCCTACGCTATTTGATTTGTTCATTAAAGTTATCTTCACGGTGGTAACAATTTGTGCAAGTGTAACAATAATATACGGATTATTGTGGGTACTTACTCACTTCCCATCATTTCAAAACATTTTCACATTTACAGTCGATTTATTAATAGCATGCGGAGTTATAGCTCTTTTATATTTGGTTTTTTTGCCTATGATTAATGCAGGGAAAACAAAAGAAGGTAAAAGCAGTATCCTCAGTCTTCTAGGCGCGTTTATACTATATGCACCATGTGCGATGATTGATTTGGTTGATTGGTTCAAATATCAATACAGTATCACCACAAAAACCGTTTGGCTTGTACTTGCAGCAGAAGCATTCTTTGTTGCTATTAGATTTGTTATTCCAAAAATAACTAGTTTCCTTTTGAATATGAATGGAGAACATTTATTGAGAGATCCAATATATTTGAGTGAACAAACAACATTGGGCAGTTATGATATACTTCATAACAATGATAAAAATGGTGATAATATTCGTAATTATCATTACAGTATATCAGCATGGTTTTGGATTAATCCACAGCCTCCCAATACAAGAGCATCTTATACCAAATACACCAATATATTAGAGTTCGGTGGTAAACCAGCACTTGAATACAATGGCTTAGAAAATACATTACGAGTAAAATGCAATATTAAAGGTGATACTGATGTTGTAATATATGAAACCGATGACATTCAATACCAAAGATGGAACAATATAGTTATTAATTATGATGGTGGTAATATGGATGTTTTTATAAATGGACAACTTGTAGGTTCTAGACCGGGTGTTGCACCATACATGACATTTGAGAACATCAATGTTGGTGCTGAAAACGGTATTGAAGGTGGGATATGTAACGTGGTATACTATCATGATATATTGCAGGCTAGACAAATAGACAATGTATACAGAGCTCTAGGAAGTATGCCTAACCCAGTGCTTTAGATAATTTCTGTTTGTATTATATAATAATGGCAATCGTCAAGACCGTACTTATTGTTCTTGCTGTACTAGTTGTTTTATATCTAGTGCTCAATTACTTTTTCAAGAGTTCCACAAGCCTAACTACTATGCAAAGTGGAACTGAAAAACAGGTTATTGAGGCAAGTACTTTGCCTAATAATAATAACACCAGCAATTACACATATTCTATGTGGTTCTACATCGATGATTGGAATTATCGTTTTGGAGAACCCAAAGTATTACTAGGTAGAATGGATCAAGATAATCATCCTTCCCCTTCGGTGGTTTTAGGAGCAATGGAAAATGATATTACTATATCTGTTGCTTGCTATCCTCAAGACCAAACTACTGGGGTTACTACCGACCGCTCTATCGTACATAAATGTCCTATTAAGAATATTCCTCTTCAAAGTTGGGTAAATCTTACAATTAGTTTGTATGGCCGCACTCTTGATGTCTATATTGACGGCAAGCTAGTTCGCACGTGTGTACTCCCCGGTGTTGCAAAAGTTAACCCTGATGCTAATATTCAGGTAACACCTATGGGTGGATTTAGCGGATGGACTTCTAACTTTGAATACTGGGACGATGCAACCAATCCCCAGCAAGCCTACAACATCTACAAAGCTGGTTTCGGTGGTAGTATGTTAGGAGATCTATTCAACAAGTACCGCATTAAGATCAGCTTCCTTGAAGATAACCAAGAACAGGGCAGTTTCGAGATCTAAATACCTATTACTCATACCTACAATTTATCTTTCATTAGTATATAGATATGAGTTCACAGTTTTCAAGGGTATCTGATACAGGAGGACAAAGCAGTTTTAGTAGTTTCTCATCAAATAAATACATGGCAGGAACAAAAGAGTTTCTTGAATCTAATAGCATTGTAGCAAAGTTTGCTTTTCTATTGCTTGTACTGTTATTATTTGTAATGGCTCTACGTTTAGGGACATCAATTATGTCATGGATTTTCTCTCCATCAACCGATCCTATTTTGATTAATGGTATGGTTGATGCAAAACAAATGATGCGAATCCCCCAAGATCCATCTGTAAATGGGGCTATCCCTATTATGAGATCCAAAGGATCTGACGAAGGTTTGGTTTTTACATGGTCCGTGTGGATTAATATTGATGACCTTCAGTATCGCCAAAATGAGTACAGACACATCTTCCATAAAGGAAATGATGATATTAATGTAACTAAAGCTCCTATTGGCATGAATCAGCCTAATAATGCACCAGGACTTTACATTGCCCCCGGCACTAATGATCTTGTTGTTGTAATGAATACATTCGAAAATATTAACGAAGAGGTAATTGTTAAGGATATTCCCATTAATAAATGGCTCAATGTTATTATTCGCGTTGATGAACAACATAAACTTGATGTTTACATTAATGGTCGCCTTGTTCGTCGCCATATTTTAAAGAGCGTCCCTAGACAAAATTACGGTGATGTATATGTTTCCATGAATGGAGGATTCTCCGGTTACACTTCCAGTCTTCGTTACTTTAACACCGCTATTGGACAAAATCAAATCCAATCTATTGTTGATAACGGTCCTTCTTTGAAAATGATTGGTAGCAATATGGATGATGCTAAGCCAAGATACCTATCACTTAGATGGTTCTTTGCAGGAAACGGAGATATGTATAACCCATCTTCATAATTAACTTGATAAATTATTAATTACAATTTATCAATTATAAATATTTACGAAATATTAATTTTATTGCTTTATTTCTGCATTATGAGAGACAGTTCCCGCACGGTGTTCCTAGTGCAGTATTATTCGCTCTTCTAAGAAGAGCTCTACGAACAGCAATACTTTGGGCACCTACAGTTGTACCTACAACATAATGGTTTTCAATATCACTTGTACTTCCGCCTGTAAATATAAGACGACCTGCACCTGCGCCGCCGCGATTAGATGGTCTAAAGTTTGACACACGTTTTTGATAAAATGAAGGTCCTGGCATTATACATATGGCTTAGATTATGTATAATGAATTATATCATGACCTATTCTCTCAAATTAGGATTTACGCAAATGTCTCTGGATGGAAAAATATCCCCTGACATACACATATCACCTTCATTTACTTTTAAACAACTTCTGAAACCTCGATCCTCTCCAATATAACAATAACCGGATTTGTGTGCGCCTGCATCACGCTGTGTTGCACTGGTAGAATCATCGGGTTCTGGTACATTATTTTTTTGTTTCTGTGTTGCATTATCTAACGCATCTTGTGTAGTTTTACTAGGATCATCGATTCTGTTAAACTGCACACCCTTTACACCAACGCTTTTTTCCAGAAGTGTTACAGCATCATCTACGGTACCTGCAGCAACATCAACTCCTAGCTTTGCTCCTTCTGCGGTAACATTTACAGTCTTCTTAACTGTCTCGCCGACCCCAAACCCTAGAGCAGACAAGAATGGTCCCAAAATCCCCTTTGTGGTATCAGTTGCTTTTCCAAGTGCAGAAAAAATATTAAATCCTAAAAAGGAAAGAATTAAAACAATAAGAGCATATTTACCTATTTGCATCCAATTAATTCCGGATGATTCTTCACCAATACTGTCGGTTGCTTGCTTAACTGTATCAGTAATTGTCATTTTAATGTTTGGCGAACTAGCTACATCCATTGAGGGTGATGCTATATTTGGTGCACTTGTGACTACAATAGTATCGTCCATCTATATATTACTGCTCACATTATTGTTTAATTATCTGACCATATTGTATACTCAATGCCTAGAACTAAACGTCGGAAATCTCAAAAAAAACGTCGAACCAGAAAAAAAGCACCAAAGCAAAGGGGTGATATAATTCTCTCTAGTGCTGCACGTTCAATTGCGGGTAATCAAGTAATATTACGTTTAGCTGATAGAGTTATAGATAATCCTAGTTCAAGGAATATGAAGAGATATTCTAATGCTGTAGCATCTTTACTTCAAAGTAAAGCTGATGCTGGAAAATCTTATGCTCCATCTATTAATAAAAAATTAACAAGCATTCGTAGTCAAAAATATAATGATATTTTTGGTTGCGGTGCCGAAAGTGAATTGGGAAAAACACGAGCATTTAATAAATTAATGATTAAATCAAAAGGTAAATGTGTTTCTGCATCTTCGGAAGAGGGTAGAGATATATTGCTTAAGAACTTCAAAAGTGAAAAAAATCTTCGTTGTTCTTCTATAATTGCACCTATGCAAAGTCATTCTAATTGCTGGTTTAATACAATGTTTATGTGCTTATTTGCTAGCGATAAGGGTAGAAAGTTTATGAGATTCTTCAGAGAAATGATGATAAAAGGAGTGACATCATCAGGGAAAAAAATAACTCCACCGGAATTAAGTGAAGCAATGATTTTATTCAACGCATCTATTGACGCGTGCTATAATAGAGGTAATAATTCAAAAAATATAGGACTTGCGTTAAATACAAATAATATTATTACTAGTATTTATTCTTCTATTGCAGGCGATCTTGAAGGAATAAAAGATATAGATCAATTTGGAAACCCATATAAGTTTTATAGAGATCTCATGATGTATCTTGGCAGTGAAAAAGCAGTGCGGGTTGAAAAATTAGATGATACATCGGATGTAGATAATTTTTTATCTATGGCCGGCTCTTCAACATCAGATCCAGATGTGGTTATAATAACATTATCTGATTTTGGAGGTTCAGAATTGGCTCATCCAGAAGATATTAAAACAATAAAGCCAGTTGTTATGTTTAATGGTCATAAATATAAACTTGATTCGGCGATATGTCGAGATATAAGTAAAAACCATTTCTGTTGTGCAATAACTTGCAACAATAAACCTATGTTATTTGATGGAAGTGCTTTTTCTAGATTAGTTAGTAGAAACTGGAAAAATTGGATCAACAAAGATTACGAATGGAGCACTGGAGATACAAATCTCCAATGGAACTTTAAACGCGGATATAGTATGTTATTTTATTACAGATCTACCTAGTTCCAGTAGTCATCATTTTATTCATCATTTCAAGTCTCTCCCTCGTTTTATCTATATTACTTCTTTCCAATCCATTAAAAAGATAACTAGTTGCTGGTTCCTTCTGATTTTTCTTAATTTCTCGATATACAGTATTAATTTTGCCTACTATATTCATAATAACATTTTTATCATTCCATATAGGTATTGACATATCAACTTTTTCTGTTAAAAGTGAAATACAATTATAGATCAGGTATTTTCTTCGTTTAGCTACTCCGGAGGTATAACGTAAACAAAACATATCTAATAATGCTTCTACAATCTTAGAAGTAGTAGGACAACCATCCTCTTCTGTACGTGCTTTTATGATATCCCATACTACCCAAATACTATCTTTGCTATATTTGTCTTGTACAGAACACCAACCTCTCCTTTCCGCAACAAGTGGATGCTTATTTTTTCTGCAAATTGCGTCAAACTCAATTAACCACTCAAGCCAATAACATGCCGAATAACCGTTTGAAGACTCTTTAGAAAGGTGGTAAGATAATTCATTTATAGCTATAAATAATTCTTTAGGATCTTCTTTTTTAAAACCAATGTCAGCATAACTAACATTTGGTGCTTTTAATTTGGTTGAAACAACTGCCATTGAAAACTCTTCTGACTTTTTAATCTTTACTGCAGAAAAACTATGTTTTTTTCTAGCATAACAAAGTGTTGCCATCACTTCTGCAAATAATTGTCTGATCTTGCTATTATTTCGTAATGATAATTCATTTCCAACATATCCATTACACATAATCTCCTTAAAAGCTTCCATTCTAAGAGAAATGTATAATGGCAATTTGGGAGATCCAAGATGAATATGTCTTGAAACATAAGCAATAATAATTTCCCATAATTCAATGAAATGTCCTGAACATATTAATTCTGCGGACCAATAACATGCAGGCTCTACTTTTGTTGCAATAATGCTATTTAATAACTCTTTTTTTACTTGTGTCTTTTTAAAACTAGAAAAACTTGTAGTGCGAAACTCTTTATCTGTCCTAACATCATTTATTTCATATAAATCCATATATACCATCAAATCACACAAAAAAAATAGCATCAATACATATACAATGGCTCGTGGCAACATACAATCAATATTAAGAATCTGGAAGAAAAGTACAACTATCGAAAAAATATTCTATATTTGTCTCGTCGTTATTGGAGTATATGTGATTGGTACTTTTGGAAATAAGACAATTGAAAACTTTGAACAAAGTGCTCGATTTATTACAAAGCGTGGTCCTGAAATATATGATGACTTCTATGTCAGTGTATATGATGATCTTTTGTTCAATGAGTTCAAGAATGATTATGAAATCGGCCAAATTATAAATAGAACTAGCCCCACAGCACAGTCAACAATTCTTGATATTGGATCAGGAACCGGTCATCACGTTGGGTTACTTTCTCAGAAAGGGTTCAAATGTCAGGGTATTGATAATGCACCTGCGATGATCAAAAAATCTAAGAAAAATTACCCTGATTGTACATTTAAACTAGGAGATGTCATGAAAAGTATTCAATTTCAGCCAGGACAATTCACCCATATCACATGCATGTATTTTACAATCTATATGATTAAAGACAAACGAACTTTTTTTCAAAACTGCATGAGCTGGTTAAGACCAGGCGGACATTTAGTACTTCATCTTGTTAATAGAGATAAGTTTGATCCTATTCTTCCTGTTGCAGATGTCCTTGCGAAAATTGATCCTCAAGATTACGCTGACAAACGGATCACATCTACTAAAGCTGCATTCAATAACCATCTATATGAGGCTAATTTCGAATTAAAAGGAGATACTGCTTATTTCAAGGAAAAGTTTTTAGAAAAGAAGGGAAATAATGTAAGACAGAATAATCATGAACTCTATATGCCATCTCAAAAAGAGATATTATCCATGGCAAGCGCATCTGGATTTATTCTAGTTAGTAAAACTGAAATGAAAAAAGTTAATTATAACAATCAATTTATCTATGTATTACAAAAACCACGCTAAGCGTTGTATTTGCTTACTTAAATTGTCATTAATACCTAATGTTGCAATATATAGCATTAGGTATTATCCTATTCATTATTTCTGTTTTTATAGTCATACGTCTTAAGTTTCAATTCTGGGCGATTCAGCCAGTGTTTCACATATATGATCTCAATCATTGGATATTTACTAACAAAATCATTGATAATGATCTTCCAAAAATAAATAAATATGTAAAATTATTGGATATTGAAACATACGACGTTAAGAAAGCGCCCAAAGAACTTGTTGTAAGAGCGTGTGATTTTTTAGCTCAACATTTCCTAAGATCCAAATATATGGATTATATTCCTAAAGAATCGCATATAATGGATTATTTATCTACTCAAATAGGTGTGTCATTTATTAGCGTTTATGGTACTCCAACCAAACTTTATACGGAGACAGACATTATAAATGATCGAGATATAGAAGGGGTTATTACTTGCAGACCTATGCACGTGAATCTTAAAGATCAAAAACCATTTGTCGTTAATTATGTTGATAATTTGTGTGTTCACCGTGAATCTCGAAAAAAAGGTATTGCTCCGCGTCTAATACAAACACATAACTATCATATTCGTCATCTTAACCAGAACGTCAAGGTATGTTTGTTTAAGAGAGAAGGCGATATGACTGCAATTGTACCGTTAACTACATATAAAACAATTGGCTATGATATTAATAATATTCCTGATCTAAAAGTTAATACACTTGGTGCATCTATTATTAAAATTAGTAACACTAATTTCATTGCATTTAAAGAGTTTATGAAAAAACAATCCGAAAAATATACATGCTCAATAACAAGTGAACCTCAGACTATATTGGAATTAATTAATAAACAACATCTAATCATCTATTCCATGATTATTGAAAATGAGATTGTTGCAATATATGTATATCGAAATAGCCCTTCATATACTGAAGGTAAAAAATGTATTGAGTTAGTTGCTTCACTAAACAATGCACCGTTTGAAGATATATTCTTTTCTGGATTTTGTTCTACAGTTAGACGCCTAAATAGAAAATGGAAAGCAGAAAAAATATTTGTTGAAACTACTGCTGATTCTGGGATACTGGAGAATATTTTAACAAGAAATGGAGTGATATATGACACTTCATGTCCTACTGCTTTCTTTTTTTATAATTATGCAAATTATTCTGTAAGCCCAAAAGATTTATTAATAATTTATTAAACTATCTTGTATACTTACCTGCTCTTGCAAATGAATCTATTACAAAAATAATAAATACACCCAAGAATGAGTAGAGGATTACCTCTTCGGTAACACTACCCGTCTTAATTTCTCTTTGTTCCTCTAAAAGATGGATCATATAATCTAATTTATCAATTAGTTCATCTCTATGCACAGTTGGTCCATTATTGGCACGGTCATAATATGGAACAAATTGTTTATAGTATTCTTCACTGGCAAGACTTGGAATATTCTGAAAACTTTCTAGAGATACAGGGGAATCTGATGATTCTGAACTGCCATGAGGCTGGACAACCTGATCTTGTGAAGAGTCTCGATCTTTAGTTCGCTGAACACCTGCTGATTGAGGTGGTGCAAGATAATCTCCCATGTTACTAGATTCAGAATTATCCATTCCGTCAAACCCTATTTCTTTTCTCATACTTTCAATCTTGCCGTTTGATCCCCCATATCTTTTGATAGTTTTATTATGTGATCCACGGCCATTTCGTTTTTTATCGATTAAACTATCTGATTGATTGGTAAAACTTTCATTTACTGGGGCTGCACAAAATGCTAAAGAAGTCATATCTATAGAGAATTGAGATATTATATTTTAGCATACAGCCTCAAATGCACTAGGATAAAAATGTCTCCTAACTATATACAATTATGAAGCAACAGATTGATATAATGATTATGCTTATAGTCGCATTCCTTATGTTGACAAAACCAAATGTCTTGGTTGACTTCTCCCAAACAACCGTTGGGAGATTCATTTTACTTTTAGCAGTCATTGCAACCACTCTTCATTCTACTTTTTCAGGATTATTCGTTGCTGCCTTATTTGTTTTTCTTTACGAATCTGTATTCGAAGGTATGGAGAACAATACTACTGTTCAAGAAAAAGCAGATAAATTAAACAGTGATTATCAAGATATTTTAGAACTAAGAAAAGAACATTGTAAAAAAAATAATGGTAATACTCTTTTCACCAACTCAGAAGGAGAAACCATGACACTTGATGAAGTAAAAGATAAATATCCTCATTTTACATTTGATGAAAAAACATGTATTAATCCTTGTGATGAAGGTTGTGTTGTATCTATTACTGAAGGTTTCGAACAACTATCTGTAGAAGAGAGACTCAGACCAAAGCAATCTAGTGAACATGCAACACAAAGATCTAAGGATTTTGTACAAGAAGGCTTTTAAAATATCATTACATATTATCAGTAATGTCAGTTAGTATATTATCAATTGATAACACAATTATTCTTTTATGCATTCTCATTATAGCTGTATTAGTCAGTTTTCTTAAAAGAGAACCAGAACCATTTAAAAATATGATAGACGGCAGCCGAAGTTTTTATAATAAACATCAGCGGTTAGTCAGAAAGGCACTTGAAGATACAAGTAAAACTATTACAGATAGAGTTATAACCAAAATGCGTCTGTCTGGATTTTAATCTATCTATATCTTAATGGAGTTCAAAAAAAGTATGAATCATGCTATGGCAACGTTAAACAATAGTCCCATATTAGCAGGTTTAGCCATGCTGATGTTGAATATTGGTTCAAAATATGTTGAAATCGGTCTCTCAAAAACTCAAGAACAGGCTCTGCGCAATGGAATTGCAAGAGAATTGCTCATTTTTGCAATGGTATTTATGGGAACTAAAAATATCGTTTTGTCTATCATCATGACCGCATCATTTATTATTCTATCTGAATACATATTTAATGAAAAAAGTCAGTTGTGTATCATTCCTGGATATATGCGTCGTATATCAATGGAGGTTGATTTGAATGGTGATAATGTTATTAGTAAAGATGAGGAAGAAAAAGCAATAGCTATCTTACAAAAAGCAAAGCATCAAAAAAAGAATAAAATACAGGCAGAGTTTGTATCATATTTACCTTCTCAGCAATTTGCGTCTATATAATTCTATATTATCTTGAAATAATTACCTCAATATAATATAACACATGAGTACCATTACAATCAAATTAAATACAAAAGGTGATGCAGTTAAGAATGATATTACATTCAAGCCATCTATGGTGAATCCCAATATGAAAGCGACTACAATATATATGCCGCCTACATTTAAGCTATCAGATTCTCTAATTAAAAAAGCTGTTAAAGACTCTACCTCCATAGAAGAAGTTCTTACAACACCTTCCATGTTTCAATCGTTACTTCGGTATAGTACTGATAGAGCAAAAGGCTATAAACGCATATCATTGCAAGAAGCACAAGAAACAGGTATAATAGATAGCAATTATACATTTATGCAACAACTATGGCTTAAAAAAGGTCAGCGGATTTTCATTGATGATAGAGCATATGATATCATAACCACTAAAATACAGAACAAAACTTTTCCATCTTCTAACGATAATGTTGCGTTTACCATGACAGTTGATATACGTGTTATTCAATCAAAAAGAAATAGTATTATTAATCGTACTAAAATGTCTTGTGACGATAAAAGAAGCCATATAAATGACTTATATGAAGAACTATATGGCATACCATTCTTTGGTTACAGAGATCCTTCAGTTAAACAAGGTAATGCGCCGGTTATGTATTCAAGTGTTAAAACTGGAATCGCTACTGGAAAGTCACCTGGAAAAGATAAACCCAAAACAAATCCTTATGCACCATATGGTACTGTAAATGGTGTTGCTCCATACGGAATGATGCCTGCTGCTATTCCTATAGCATATCCATATCCATCTGCGCCTCCCGCTCCAAGTCGTGGCGGTAAAAAGAAAAACAAATCTACGAGAAGAAGACGCCGTAAACGCAAATCTAGCACTTCAAAACGTCGCGCCCAAATCCTTCTCTAAGCGACGCAGGTATCATGTTAAAGTCTACTAATGTCGTATTTCTTTCAAATCTCTCTTTTGCACCTTTCTCTTTTTCCATTTTTTCTTTGAATAATTCTTTATCATTATAAAGTTTAAGAGCGGTTTTAATGCCACACTTGGCAAACACTCCTGGGATATCATCACTCTTATCCCCACAGACAATTTTACAGAACTTGTCACACTCTGCGCTACCTGTTGCATTTTTACTTTTTGTAATATCTTGGTATTTGAGATTATATATATCTACATTCTCATCAGCTAATTGCAAATAGTCCATATCACTCGTAATAATCCAGATATTTGCATCTTCAACGCTTTCTTTGATTCGCTCAACAGTTAAAGCAATACAGTCATCTGCCTCAAGCCTGGGATATGCTACAATTGAATTAACACCAGCCTGTTCAAACAAACTATCATATGCCATTTTAAAGAAAGGACCTCCTTGAAATCCGTCGTCTTTATCTCTACTCTCTTTGTAGGAATCCATCAGATCATATCTCCAAATATTTTTGCGAGGACAATCCTTGCCTACAATAACTATTGGATTATCTATCTTAAGTTTTTTCTTTATTTCCGTAATTTTATCTATAAATGTTGTTGTAAACTTATCTACAAACTCGCTGTTTTCCACTGGAATACCCAATGGCTCATCTTTTTTTGCTAATCCCCACCATTGCATTAATGCAAAATATCTATAAAAGCAAAAGTAGCTTCCGTCAATCAGAAGAAAGTTAGTCATCTTTTTTAATGAAATAGATCACTAACCGTTTAAATCATTCAATTTTCCAACATTAAATTGTTGTATTTACGCTGTGTCATGCGTTCACTTTTTTCAATGATACTTTCCAATACGTCATATGTCATATTTCCATGTAGTTGAGTATTATCTAATGTCATGTTACATCCACCAGTTGAAACTGCTGAAATATCTATATTATATATACCACTTTTGATTGCAGCATGAACAATTCTCATAATATTATCATAATTTGTATTACTTGGTAAATGAAGATGAATGCTGATTTTATCCAAAGGTATATTGCGATCATTCATACCCTCAATAATTGATACAAACCTCCACCATTTTAGAGTTCCCATTGTATCTGACAAACATACCTCAGTTACATCACTCATAACCACATAATCGTTTATATTGTGAATAATCGTATTTATGTTTAATTTTTTCTTGCTAACTGGACATTCATCTACGCATGATAAATACACTTTTGCACTTTTAAATGGAAGTAATCTCAGTGAATTATTTATGACAGATCTCGTTTTGGCAATACTCATTCTGACATTCTTTTTTTGAAAATCATCTGATACAGATGACATAATAGAAATGTGTTTTACGCCAAGCTCATGAGCTTGAGCAAACCGGTCAAACTTTGGTGGTATCAACATAAAAATCTTGGGGTTTAAATAACCTGATTCAATTACATAATCACTGGCAAACTTAAATAATTCTATTGATGTTGACATTTGCGGAATTGCTTTATCGGAAACAAGTGAACCTATTTCGATAGATGATGGATTATATTTGGTAATAATATCTATTGCCATATCCTTCTTTTTTTCTAGAGGTATGAATGTTTTTACTGATTGCAAACCATCTCGCATTGTAACATCAAATAAGCGCAGTCCATATCTAGCGAATGCAGGTCTCATATTGTATTTCATAATAATATAGTCTTTAACTAATTATGAAAAATATTAGAGGATACTATCACATTCCGAAGTCCCTTGTCCCATATTCAGACCTAAATAGTATAGGTGGTCATTTATACTTGTTAAACTCCATTGATAAGAGCATGTTGGATCTTCATTCCCGCTACATTCTAACAGAGTAATTGTATTATCGGGTTCGTAATGCTCTCCTGATATATGAGTAAAGCGTTCGTGCATAGGAGAATGCGGAACAATGTCTTTATGGTGTGTTACACGATTTCTATCTTTGACAATTGTAGCATAAAAATCTGCGAATGCAGTATTCCCTACTCTCGGTGAACCATAATTAAACATTCGAATATTCTTTATTCCGCTAAGCGATAAATCTAGTGCGGTCAAAGTTGCAAGCGCGGCACCCAATGAATGACCAGTAACTAATACTTGATAATCTGGGTATTTTTGAATTAATTTATCAACCTCTGATTTGATTTCAGGAAATACTTCTTGCTCTGCTGCATAAAATCCTTTATGAACCTTGCATGCTGAACAATTTGGGTAGTCTGTTAAAACCGCATCTAAATTGCTTAGCCAGTTGGTTATAGATTCACTTCCTCTAAATGAAACTGTTATTGATTGACTACTTGGTTGATAACCAATATATCCGTGGGTATCATGGTTCGTATCAGAAATAGCATACGTAGGAATAAATCCATCTAATGGTTCTTTATATTCCCTTGTAAGATAGGTAGATGAGCTACAATAAGCTGATTCAGAATGATATAGCGTAAGGTTACCATATGTCCAATCATATGCAGATGTCAAAGAGAACAAGGAAAAGAGCACTGCTGTCAATGAACACTTCATTATATTATAAGCATAGATGTATTATCCTTATAATACCTTTTACATATCAAATATATCTCTCTCTCTCATCATATTGGATACCACATCACTAACATGATGCATATAGTTATCTCCTTCTTTACATAATTCATTGCATACGCTTCCACATACAGCAAGAGATAATTGAATCCTACAAAATGCTCTACTTAACTGTAGATTGTAATCTATTAATACACTATTGATTCTATACACAGTGTTAACATCTAATACTGAATCTTTACCAAAAACCTCTTTCCCAACTAAAGCCATTTCACTTAATAACTCGGTTTTCTTATCCTGATTCATATTTTTATATACCTCAAATGGTTCTACTAAGCGTGACAATAATACATTTGCGCCTTCAACATAATCATTGTCAACAAGAATACTTTTGAAAAAATTATAAAAACTATCTTGTTCTTCTTTTGTTACAGATCCAACTATACCAAAATCAATAATTCCTATTTTTCGATTCTCAACTGACCCTGAAAAAAATATGTTACCGGCATGTAAATCTGCATGATATTTTCTATCGTATAAAATGCTCTTCATACTAAATCTTGCTACAAGTGGCGCATATGCTGCTTTCTCGCTGTGCGATTCAATAGAATGCAATCGACTACCATACAATCTCTCCATAACAATAACTCTTGAATCACACTTAGTAAACTTCTCGTATACAGTTGGAATGTCAACAAACTCCATATTTCTAAAATTACGTTTATATAAAGTTAAATTGTTCACCTCGTTGAAGAAATCTAATTGTTTAATCATATCTTCTCTATTTTCTTCGAATATAGTAGGTAAATAAAGACGTTTTATCCAAGGTAAACAGCAAGATATATTAACAATATCTCTCATTTTTGATAATGCATCGTGAAGTTTTTCCTCAATATTTCGCCTTTTTACCTTAATAACAATATCTTGGTCGTTAAGAGTACCATAATATACAACAGATACCATACCAGCTCTCTCTGGAGTAGTACAATTAATAGTGAGATCGCTATCACATTTTTTATTTAAATTGTTAATAATTTCATTTACATTGTAAATATCATCATCATTAAATGGTGCAGTGTCGTTGAATTGAGATAAATATTTCATTTCATCAATGCTAAGTATGTTTGCACCTGCAGACATTGATTGAAATACTTTCGAGTAAATGATATTGAGGCTTGTTAGATAATTTGCTATATTTCTGATACAATCAATTCTCTCTCGACCAAAAAGATAGCATATAGATTGCCATGAAATATACCCAAATGTTTTAATAAATAACAGGGATGTATCAATCATATTATATATAGTTTCAAGTGAGAAAGTCTATATATAATTTATACTAATGATTCAATAAAATGTTTAACACGAGAGAACACCTTATGCATAATTTTACCTGGTACCTTTTCCATATACAAAGGTACGTCATCTTCTAAATCTAAAATAAAGTCGTAAACAACCTCACCTTTATGGTAATTAACCAATGTTAGTTCCAATTTTGATGAACTTCCAGAAGCAGGTTCACTATTTGATGGAACATTAATATGCGATGGCTTAGTTTCCTGCTTGGTAATTATTGTTGTTGTTCTACCATTATTTATCATGGTAGATTTAGAATATATATACTTTTGTGCGAGTCCAAAATCAGAACCGAATCTACAAAACAAAAGGGCCATATTTATCTCTCTAGTTTCTTCATCATGTGGGCTGAGTGATATACTTTCAATCACATCTTTATTCAATTCAGCCATAAGTGCAAATAACTTGAATCCAATTGCTCTATTCAAATCATAATTAGGGTTTACAAGTTGAAAAATTAGTTTAAACTTGATTTTATCATTTTCCTTAAGCATGTATAGATTAACCCCATTTTTATCACTTAATTTAACATATTCATTACCTGATTCTATTGTACAGTTAGACATCTGGTATAGATAATGAATCTTATTCAAATTATTTAACTCAACATAGTTATTATAATAAAATATGGGGGTTTACTTACACATCAAGAGGATTGTGTGATTTTTATCTAAAAACTGATACCTACTTTGTCTAAATAAACACGTTTTTTTTAACTTTTATTCTTAGACCCAGAAATCTTAGTAGAATATACAAAAAAACACCAAAATATTTTAGAGAATTGAAAACAGGGTAAAAAACATGATTTATTTAGAGAGCCTAGAGAAGAAAATAACATTTTTGAAAAGTTTATGAAGGATAGTTATGTAGGACTGAAAAAAAGGCACTATAGAGCAATTAATTTAAAGATTTTATCTCATTTGAGAATAAGAGAAAATGATAGTAAATGGTAGTAATTTAGGAGCTAAAACGAGCCAAAAGGAGCCAGAAGAATATTGTTGTAAAAGTTGTGACTATAATACGTGTAAACTTGCAAATTGGAAGCGACATCTTAAGACGAAGAAACACAATGATAGTAAAATGATAGTAAATGATAGTAAAAACGAGCAAAAAGGAGCTCAGTGGATTTGTGACTGCGGAAAGCAGTATAAATATGATAGTGGTTATTACCGACATCGTAAGATATGTACATGGAAATCAAATCATATTCAGGACGCGAAATCTCTCATGGATTCTAATGATATTTCTAACAAAGATAAGGAAATACAATTTCTTAAAGACGCTTTAGCTGCCAAAGACGAAAAAATGGATAAAATAATAGATACAATGCAGCAATTAATACCTCATATAGGTAGCAATAACAATAGTCACAATAATATATTCAATATACAGTTATTTTTGAATGAAGATTGTGCCAATGCAATGACTATTCAAGACTTTGCAAAAAAACTACAAGTAGATATGGGGGATCTAGATTTAATAAAACGAGATGAATCAAAAGCAATCGCCGGTATGATTAAAAAATCATTATCAGGATTAAGTCAAGTTGAAAGACCAATGCATTCTCATGCACAAAAATGGTATGTAAAAGACAAAGAGGATGGCTGGGAAAATGATACAACTGGTAAGGCAATACAAGTAGTTAAATCTGGTGCATCAAAACCACTTTCGAAATTAGCCAATCAAAAATATAAATCTGCCCTCATAAACAGTAAGGATGGCGAAGAGTACGCAGATATTATATCAAAAGTGAACGCCGATGTTGACTCAAAATGCAAAAATAAGGTAAAAGAGGCGGTTAGCAGTTTATGTAATATTACTGATTTAGTTGATTAAAACACAACATATAACAATTGCAATTAGACTGTAATTTTTTTGGGTTGTTCTATTAATTCTACCAAGCCGGGTGTATCTGTTGTATTGATATTAGATATGCGGCAGACGTCGAATTGCAATTTAGGTATGGACTTGCATTTGTTATTGGATGATTTGATAATACAACAGGCTCGTTTAATAACTTTACTATGAACTCTGTCACTATTAGGATTGCAAATGACAGCATGAGCACTTGGATGACCGCTGATATGAGCCCAATAATCATTTGGATTACCATTAACAACAAGTTCCTGATTCTCATTAGCATTTTCACCTACGTAGATTGTATATCCTTCGTATAATATCTCCTTCATTCGATAGTGTATATATGTATTACAATATCGAAGTCAATTTTTTAAATATCAAGACTGATGCTTGTCTTTTCGCTTTTCTTGCGTCTGTTATTAGATCGTGATGGGATCTTAGTGTTAGACATATCTTTTAGATCTTGAATACTCACTGTACTGCTGTCATTTACTGGAACATTGCGATCATTGCTCACGGTCACCTTTTTTGTTTTAAGATTAGATAGAATATCGGAGATATCTGAAGGTCCCTTCATTTCAGGTCGAGGACCAGATTCTCTTGAAGATCTTAGTGGTGCTTGGGGGCCAACACTCTGGTAGTTATCAGTAATGTCAACTCCTCCTCCTGCGCCATTACCTCGTGCAGCAGTCATATCAGGACGGTTTGTTGGGATTTGAGATCTTTCACTTCTATCAACACGTGTTTTCATAGCTGCAGGAGGTGGTCCAGGTGCAACATTATTTGGTGGTGCTTGACGGCGTTGCTGCTGATCTCCCATAATTCCATTCATAAATCCTCCGAAACCAGGATTATTTTGTCCCATAGATCCAACTGCAGCTTGTGTGAACTGTTGCATTAATTCGGGATTTTGGCGCATGATGTCATCCATACCAGGCATTGCAGACTTGAACATAGTATTGGTCATGTGAACCATAATTGCTGAACCGCCAAGTTGGAATAGCAACTTTAGTTCAGGTGCCATCTTTGCCTTACTTTGATACTTCTCATGAAGTTCTGCAAATATTTCATCGTAATCATCAATATTTTCATTCACTTGCTCTCCCCAACCATCGAGCTTTACATCAAATGGATCGAAGCGATTATTGAGAAACTCAATTCCAGTAATAGCTGCCATAAGCATCTTTCCTTGAAACTTCACGCTGTTTGATTTTTCTTTTTCAGAGATAATCATCTCATATTCACCTTTCATTTCTTGCAAGTTTGACTCCATTGAATATTTTTTTGTTAGTTTAACTCCCTTCGCTTCTAGTGATTCTAATTTTCGAAGAACCGAGAACTTTTCCTTCAACATCTCTTCTGGAGATAGACGAGGATTCATTGATACTGGTTTATCTGGATTTATTGGAATATTACCAAACTTTTTGAATCCGTCATCTGTTTGCGCTTTTGATGCAGTAGATTTTCCTAAATTAATAGGTCCTCCTAGAGTGATTGAATCGCTGCTATTATCTCTTCCACCGGAAAGAGAATCTTTCCCGGAAAATGAAAGTTTAATGTCGCCTCCCAAAGCATCTTTAAACAAACCTGATTTAGATTGCATTTTGATACCTCTAGATGAACCTGGTGCAGCATTGACATCTTCTGCAAGACCATTGAGTTCAGCTTCAAGATCATTGAGATCTCCTAAATCAATATCTGTTCCTTCCGCCTTCTTTCCTCCGCTTTTCTTTTTATCATTCATTAAAAGTTCTACTCCACTTCCGAAATTAACTGATCGAGTCGCTCCTCCTCTCATAGAGGGCTCGCTAATACTAATATTATCCGACCCACCCGAGCTTCCATCAGATCCAACCTTATTCAAAGATATTACAGGTACTTCCTGTAGATCACCGATTTCTATAACTTGTGCCATGTGTTGTAAACTAAATAGATCATTTTAAGCTTATGACAACGCATATTAATTTGAGGATGAATGACGAATGAACCATAACCCCTGGAGGTAAGAATCAGCTAGATCATCTTTCTTTTTATGAGACGCAAACATAGTATTCCATGAATTAATCTGTTCTGTCTTAAGTAGGTCTAACATTACTGCTATTCCTGATGATTTTCTCTCTTTATAACTCTTTTTGGGGACGTCAAAGTGCTTTAACTTATTAGATGAGGATATGAAATGAATGTCATTTACTCCTTTCTCAATAAAAAATTGTGTTATCATTCCTTGAATGCATTTCATACGATTCGCAATAGGACTGATTTGATTTTCAATCAAAACTGTATCAATCTCTCCAATATTAATTTCATTTGGTAATCGTTTGCTAATTGCCTTGCCAATATCGATTAAATCTATATTCGAAGCCGATACTGCTTTGTCTAGTTTTGTTATGCAGTTGAGGTAAGTATGTTCAACTAAGTGATCTTCAGATGTATTTTCTAGAGAGAAATGTGATCTTAATTCAACTATCCATTTTTTAGCAACACGTTTGCTCTTTTTAACCTTATAATATATTTCCGGTGCAATATCAACACCACAGATTTTTGCATGTGTTCCGCAATAAAAATTATTACCACCATGCGTGAAACTCGCATTTTTTCCACATGTCTTTTTCTTCATTGCTTGACAACATTTTGGTTTTTCAGTATCAGTCGATAAGTCTAACACATCCCATTTAATAATCCCTTCGGTATCTTTACACAATACACAATAAGAGAGATTCTTGATTCCAACATCAATACTAATTATCATTTATTATGAATGGTAATTAGTTTTTAAACTAAATAATTAGTTGTAGTTTTGGTAGCCTTTTGAAATTAATTGTTCTTGAGTAAGAACAGGTGTGTACATTCTACATTGCAATTCGTATTTTGAAAGATATAGACTTTTAAGATCACTATTTTCATATCCAAATGGTTGGCTTTTATCACTACACGATTGAAAGATGTAAGGAGATGATGTAGAACCTTCTTCTTTTACCCCATAGCGCGCAGGACAGGCACAACATTGGTCACATGCGGCCATTTGGTTATGCTTGATAATTGAATCAGCATTTTGTACCATATATTTTCTATATTGCCAATTAGTCTTAATGTTTTCTTGTTTTCTGATATCGTTGCTCACTTGTGCGCCAGGCTGCCAAGTAGCATAGTTTCTCCCATCCATCATAATAGGAGGGAAATCAAAATGGATATTATTAGATCCGGACATGCAGGTTCCCCAATTCATATTACAATATAGCTATATTATTTATTGGCTTCTAGTGCAGCAACAAGTTCTGCTTTCTTCATTTTACTCGCATTTTTGATACCTTTCTTAGCAGCGATTTCCTTGAGATTTTTAACCTTTAGCTTTGAGAAATCTGCGACAAGTGTTTCTTGTTTAGAATCGAGTGTTATTCCATCATCCTCATCCTCATCATCATCACCTAAACTTGATCCTAAACTAGAACTCACCGAATCGAGATCTTCTACTTCACTAAGTTTAATAATTTTAGGTTCTACACTATTCAATTGCTCTTCTTTAATCTCAACGGGAGTAAGATTATCTGATTCATCATCATCATCATCACCTAAAAGTTCAATTACATTAGGATTAGGATTAGAATCGACTGGTACAGGTCCTGTCATATCAATTATCATGCCACCAAGCATCGCATGAGGATGTGTAGTTACATGTACATTTAATCGCTCGTGATCAAGAGATTCTAATTCATTGCTATCAACTTCTTCATCATCGGAATCTAATTCAGACCCTGATTCAGACTCTAATTCAGAATCGTCATCACTATCTTCCATAGTCTCTTCTATAGTATTTTCCTCGGCACCGAAATCATTCTCTGAAACAGGTACTTTATCATGCGGAATGGTATTGCTATAATAGTTCTTTGCTGCCTGAACAGCTTCAAATGTGGCACCATTGCCTTCCATTTCTTGGTTTTGCATTGCTCTATTCTCCATGTGAGTTGCTTTCACATTTTGAATAAAGTCTGCAAGTACTTGATTTTGTCTTACTAACGCCTTTTCTAAACTAGCAACACGTGTATTAAAGTAATACACAACTGCGCCAATCAATAAAAGAGATACACTGATTGCGATAATAAATCCACTACCTTCAAGGCCGAACATGTTCATTTCTAAAAGACAGCCATACTTTTTATGTGAATACCAAACGAATAACTATATTTTTAAAGTTTTGATTATTTTGCTGCTATCGTCAACAATGTGTTCTGGATACCCTAGATCCCTTAAGACCTTAATACCACCTTTTACTTTTGAAATGCCATTTATGACTTTATATGTATACTGAAAATCATTGTCTTTTGTTACAACCTGCATCTGCATATTTTTAACATTATCAAGTTTGTCTAATTTTTTACATAAATCTAAAAAGTGCGTGGTCAATAAGAAAGATACATTTTTCAATGAACAAATGTGTTTTAGATAAGCACTGGCCGCACTGATTGCTTCGTATGGATTTGTGCCTGAGAATAATTCGTCAAATACACATAGAACATTATCATCTGGATTTTCTGATATAGACGACAAAATATGCTTACATCTAGTTGCCTCCGCTTGAAACAAGCTATCTCTTCCGGAAGTATCTGGTATATTTATATAACTATGTATCTGATCATATGGGTTTAGCTTACAAGTATCATAGAATCCACACCCAAATTGTTGACTTAACAAAACATTTATAATAACAGACTTCACCATAGTTGTTTTACCAGCTGCATTTGGACCAGTTACAATGTTGTTATTAGTACAATTAATATCATTCTTAACTGCATCGTCTTTTAAATGTGGATAATATACACCCTTCATTTTGGTAGTTTTATTTATTTTACAAAGATTCATGTCGCCTGATGTAATTTTTGTTTGCATACATCTCATTGAATCTATATACGAATTATATTTCAGACAGTATTCTAATATTGCTTTGTATTCAGAATCCATATTAATCATATAGAATGCTTTTACAGCTTTTCCTATATCTATAATTTTTGAGATGGTGAATCCACATGAAGAAATATTTTGCAATTGTTCTACAATTTTATCACATCTCTCTTTCACAATAAGACAGTTTTGGTTGAATGGGTCGTGTAATTTTAGATCATCCCATTCGGTTGTTGTGAATTGTAGAGATAAACTTGTTTCTCTCAAATAGTCCCTGTATGTGAATATCATTTCATGTAAATGTCGCATGTTTTTGATAAACTTGATGCATGATTGAAAATTAAAATACACTTGAACTAAATAAATACCAAGAGAAATAAGTATCATGACTCTTTTGTCCCAAGATGCACTTCCTATTGAAAATATTTGACCGATGCTGTGATTTTTCAGTACAATTTTTAAATATTCACAATAAGATCCCCATGTTACTTCATGTCCCTGTAATCTAATAAGGAAAAATGGGATAATTAACATAAATATAGGTAAAGCTAGCGTCAAAATTGGGGATGTAATATTATAAAGACTAAGGTATTGCATAGCTTGTGCATTTTTGTTTAAGAATTGAAGTTTATCCCATTCGATGTAGTTATATTTTTCTAGAAACTCTTCTTGATACTCTTCATCAGTAATATCATTCCTAGTTTTCATAGCATCAGTGTATTTATAGGTTTCAGGTAGTTCTCTTTTCAAGACAAGTTGCATTTCTTTTATAAAGTCAGTGTCTGCTGTGTACCATTTTGAAAATTGATTAAGATTAAGTTTTCTAAAATCATCATCAGAATCAAGTATTTTTTCATACAAGGGATTTTCTCCTTGAGAAAGTTCAAGATCAGTGATAACATTATCACTAATTTCTTTTTTTTTATCGGTCAGACCAATTGGAATAATGAACTTTGGTATTGATGTCATCTAGTTAGATTACAAGATATTATACTGATGAAATTAACTTGTAATCATTTGTTTTTTATAATTAACCAAGGGTTTGTTCCCAGTTTAGTGGCATCTCAGTAATCTGAGTTGAATAATGCTGCTCAATCTCCTTAAGTTTACGCGAATCTCGGCGTGTGATAAAATTAATGCCTACACCTTTGCGTCCCCATCGACCGCTTCTACCGATTCTATGAAGATATGTGTGTACACATTTGGGAAGATCAAAATTAATCACAGTACTAACTTGCTGTACATCAATTCCTCGAGCAGTCACATTTGATGAAATAAGAACCCTCTGTGTTCCAGCACGGAACTCTTTGTAACTCTTAGATCTGTCCTCTTTTTCCATCCCGCTATGAATCTGTGCCACTGGATAGTTATCTGCTGTCATCGCATCATAAAGATCTTGTACACGCCTAACACTATTACAATAAATGATACATTGAGCCATGCTTAGGGAGGAAAAGATATCTTTCAAACACTCGTACTTCTGTTCATCGCTATCAAGACCAACATAGTACTGAGAAATACCCTCAAGTGTAAGTTGTTCGGCTTTCACCAATACCTTAACTGGGTTACGCATAAACTTTTCAGTTAGTGACATAAGATCGTGCGGCAGAGTAGCAGTAAAAAGTCCAACCTGAATCTCAGAAGGCATAAACTGAAAAATATTATAGATTTGCTCCTTGAAGCCAGAAGAGAGCATTTCGTCTGCTTCATCTAGAATAATGAGACGTAGAGTATTAGGATGTAGTTTTTTCCGACGAAGCATATCGTATACTCGTCCAGGACATCCGACAACTACAGTTGGCTTATTTTCAACGAGACCTTTAATGGTCTCATCGGTAGATGTACCTCCGACAAGCAATTGGGATTTAAATCCCTTTACAAATGTTCCGATTCCATCGATAACATTTTTTGTCTGCATAGAAAGCTCTCGAGTTGGAGACAAGATCAAAGCTTGAACTCCTGGCTTACTTGGATCAATTCGTGCAAGTGTACCGACCGTAAAGCAGCCGGTTTTACCTGTCCCGGATTGTGCTTGTGCGATTACATCACGTTTATTTAGCATTGGTTTAATACCTTTTTTTTGAATTGGACTTGGGTTTTCAAATCCATATGAGTAAATACCTCTGAGAACTTCAGGGTTCATCTCTAAATCATTCCATTCTTCGATTGGATGATTCTCATTTACTACAATATTATTGTTTTCGTCTTCGTCTTCACTTGTTTTTGGTGTTGTGGATGGCATAGTATCTGTCATATTCGTAATGTTAGTACGCAACACTATTTAAGTTCATTATGCATCAGTTGTTTTATGTATTCTTTAAAAATTGATTTAGAAACCACCATGATATGTTATACCAGAAGACAATGACAGCTATGGTACAAACATATACACTCGATGACTTTCAGAATATTATGGACGATGGAATGAATATTACTCTTGATCCTGCCACTATTGCAATTATTCAGCAAATTGCAGATCAAGTTGGAGCACCAGAATATGTAAGAACTCCACAGTTTGTTAGAAAGGATCGAGGCGATGGCTCGTCTAGATCTAGTAGACCACGTAATCGAAATAAAAAGAAAGCAATTGAATTAAGTGATTCAGATTGGAAAGCAATCCGTTCGTTTGAAGCAACTCAACGAGAGAAAAAGGAAGGTATTGATGCTTCCATGGACATGATTCGTAAAACTATTAATAAAATGACTGACAAAACATACGATGCATTGATTGGAGGATTGCACGAAGAGTTTGAAAAAGTTGCTGATGGTAGTGAAGAAGACCTCACTAAGTTGAGTTCTACTGTATTCACTCTTGTAAGTGAAACCGGATTCTATTCTGAAATGCTCGCTTCACTTTACGTTGAGTTAGTAGAGAAGTATGAATATTTGAGAAAAGATTTGATTACTTGCGTAGAATGTTACCAAGATTGGTGCTTCAATGTGAATTATGTAAGCCCTGATGATGATTATGATGGATTCTGTCGTAATAATAAAGAAAATACACGAAGAAAGTCAGTCTCCAAGTTCTTGGTCAATATTGCACGCTCTCCACTAATTAAAAAGGATCAAATTATGACCTTCCTATTAAACAATCACCAAATGCTGTTTGATAATATTGATAATGGAGATATGAAAGAAACTCTTGATGAGTTATCAGAGCTGGTATCTATCCTAAGTATTGAAGGTAAGGATTATCTTAGTGATATGGATAAATGGGATGAACTACAGACATCAATCGGTCACATTTCAAAGTTGAAGTCAAAGAATCACGCGGGTCTATCAAATAAGACGGTATTCAAATATATGGATATAATTGATGTCATTGGTTAGGTTAACATTCAAAGTGCTTAAAAATAATTATTAATTACATAAAAAATGGAACATTTTCTTTATGTAATTAAAGAAAAAGAGGGATCAAACGAAATATGTAGCCCTGAAATCATAAATAATTTATATATGAATGATGTAAATGATCAAGTATCTAATTGTAGCGAACAGGCTGCGATTGAATTAGATTATGATTTAAATAACACGGTCCCGTCACTCAATAAAATTATGGAATATTACAATATCCCAACGAGAATAGAAAAAAAAGAACTACGGAAAAATAATAAGATTAAACGAATCGTCGAGTTTGAGCTGAATTGTGATAATGAAGAGATAGTTAAGAAAAGGAAACGTTACTGGGAATATATTACCGAATTAAAGGAGGATAACTATTTTAAGAAGCACATAATAATTGACTTGTAAATTAGTTAGATGTAAAATTATATCATGAGATTATATACTCTGATGGTACAATCTAAACTCAACTCTACCGTTAATTATCCGGAGATTAATTCATTAGATACTGAAGATAAGAACCACGATGCGGATCTTTATGCGCTTAACATAAAAGGGGTGGATTGTATAATTGCTCTTGGTTTACCAAAGTTTTCTTTTATTGAGAAGGAAATTGTTTATTATCCTGTATACGTGATAAAAGATGAACGTGTTGATGCTCAAATTGGTGTTTATGAAATTACTAGTATTCAACAACCAGCAGTTCTTGATGAAGATGGTGACGTAGATATTTCTAAAATTGGTCCACTTCTTTTGTACTCATATATTGATTCAAAATACTTAGTTGAAAAAACTACACCAACCAAAAAGGCATCACCTGAAATTGTTCCAAAAAAAGATGATCAACCTGAAGATGACTCATCTGACGATGAAGACGAAGACGAAGACGAAGACGAAGACGAAGAAGATTTAGCACATTCACCTCTTAAGAGTCAGGATTCGAAACAGGCAGATGTTGAAAGAATGGCATATAAGAAAACATCTGGCGAAGATTGGATTGAAACATTTATGCATAATAAAAACTTTGGAATAATAGATAATGAAGGCGGAGGAGACTGTCTTTTTGCATCAATCCGCGACGGGTTAGCACGTGCAGGAATAACAATTACTGTACAAGAATTGCGCGAAAAACTTGCAAATGAAGCAACTGAAGAAGTGTTTCAAGGTTATAGAAATATGTACGAGATGTTTGATGGTGAATTAGAAAATGTTGACAGGGAAATTAAATTATTAACCAAACAATTCAAAGAACTTACTACTCGTGGAAAGAAAACTAAAGAACGAGACACACTTAAACAGATAACTGAACAAGCCAAAACAATTAAAGATAATCATGAATTGGCAAAAAAAGAGAAAAAACAAGCGAAGGAAGCGGTTAGCGAGTATGCATTTATGAAAAACATTGATACACTTGAAAAGTTTAAATCAATTATTAAAACCTGTAACTTTTGGGGAGAAACATGGGCTGTGTCAACACTAGAACGTGTATTAAATGTCAAATTAATTTTATTAAGTAGAGAGGCATACAAAAACGGTGATATAGACAATGTTATGCAGTGTGGACAACTAAATGATTCTATTCTTCAGAAAGATGGTAATTTTAATCCAGATAGATACGTTATATTAGAGTATCAAGGAGAGCATTATACATTGATTACTTATAAGGGTCGTGGGTCATTTACATTCGCAGAGTTACCATATGATATAAAATTGAAAATAGTTACCCGTTGTATGGAAAAAGATGCAGGACCATTTTACATAATCCCTCAGTTTAGAGAGTTCATGAAGTCACTTAATATTAACATGCCGGATCCACACCAAGAACAACCTAACGCAATCAATGAAGAAATGTCTTCTCCTGGTTTGATAAGTAAAACAACAGTATTCCAATTTTATTCTAAATCATCCAATGCACCTGCACCAGGTAAAGGGTCAGGCGAATCAATAAGCCCTCATGATATTATATCTTTTGCAGGATTAGGTTCTATTCCTGAATGGCGCAGAAAACTATCTAATTTTTGGGAAGAACCATTTGAATTGGATGGACATAGATGGGCATCTGTTGAGCATTACTATCAAGCATCAAAGTTCAAGGAAAATAACCCTCAATTCTATTTGACGTTTACATTAGATGCTAATCCTGAAGGTGAATTGTCTAAGGATCCCGTGTTAGCTAAGGCAGCAGGTGGTAAAACCGGCAAGTTTAAAAAGAAGGAGATAAGAGATAAAGCAATTAAGATAGATCCAAACTTCTTTGGTGGTCGCCACAAAGAAGCAATGAAGAGCGCACAAATGGCAAAGTTCTCTCAAAACAAAGATCTAAAAGCTCTTCTATTGGCTACAAAAGATGCCAAGCTCCAACATTTCAGCAGAGGATCTCCGCCTATAGTATTTTACGGGTTAATGGATGTGAGACATACTCTCTCTCAATAAATATAACCAGCTGTATAGCTGTACAGGACAATTAAAGACTACAATAACTATGCTATCAAAATAATCAAGTAATTAAAAAAATGAAATAACCTTTTTTAATTAGTTGATAAGTAATAAAATACATATAACTCTACAAATTAACATGACAAATTGGATGATTCCTCGGCACTTTTCTAAAAAGGGCGGACCGGCATTAGATGGAACTATTATGAGAAATGCATATCGTCATATAGATCTTGTCGAATCAGATCTGGGAGGTGTTTGCATAGCCTACGATATTGTAAATCTTTACAATGAATTGGAGAATGAGCGAACCTTTTCAGAAACAATAACACTGAGAATACTTGCAGAAAAAGATGTTAGGCGAGTATACAAATATGGTGGGCGCATCCTTCGCTCTGCAGCGAGAATCATAACGCGATTCCTTAGACGTGCTGCTATAAATTGTAATGCTAAAAAATATTGGAAAATGAAAAATTGAAACTATTCGTTCAATAATACAATGTTGTACACTACACATCATGTCTTCCGGCGAAACTAAAGAAACAACTTTATCAAACAAAATCCAATTGCTAGTACAAGAAAAATGGAACCATAATAATGAAAAACAAAATAATATAGCTAATGTGCCAATTGATGCGATAAAACTTGTTATATCGGGATACTCAGGTTTTTGTAATAATGGTGGGAAAGAATCTGAATTAGATGAGATATCGTGGATTTTAATTGATTTATTTGAATGGAGATGGCAAAAAGATATTTCAGAAGCATTTCCATGTTGGAACTTTACATATGGAAATGAAGGTCATTACAAGATACATCCTGTTATATGGATCAATTATAAAGAAATATCAGAGAGAACCCTAAGACAACCAACTGTAAAAACATATTATAATCTTCCGATAGATGTGACAAAACTAACATACTGGCATATATTCGGACCAGAATCAGATGAACATCTATGGCATATAACAAACTTTATGCCTGATATAGCAGTTGATCTTGTTGCACAAACACAACAGCATATTATGAATTGGGAATATATCAAACATGCTATCAGAATATATATCAGTAGAATACATATAGCTACTACATTTGAAATGCCCGAGTTAGAATCGATAGAATCAGAAGTGTATAATATGTGGCATTTCGGCGGCGATAATGCGTCTGATGGGGAATTATTTAAATTACAAATTGATGATACCGCTCCTCAATGGCTGAGACATTTATCAATATTTATACCCGAAGACTCTATTAATATGTTAAATATTGGGATAACTGGGAAAAGGTATTGGATCGTAGATAAAATGTGGTCTGTTCTAACTGATAGTGAGCGCGACCAAGTTATAAATGTTCATCAAATGCTTCAAACTCGATGGGCAGATCATAGTTTGAGAGCCAATGCAGTAATACAATCTTGGATGTATGAAATATTGCACGAAGCATTCTATAATTGTTTTGAATATGAAGCGCCAGATCTTAGTGAAATTAATCGTGTTGCAGCAGAAACAGTAATAGCTTCTGAAATAACACTGCCAACTTATCCATCAGATTTTATCTTTAATTATGGGGTACCAAATAGATGATAAGGTGGTGTAAGAGAAAAATGGCTTATCAGCGACCAAATTACAGTAATATAAAAGATACAATTGCTGCATATTAACAAAACGGTTATAAAGGCATCTTTATATGTTAATTAATCATCATGAAGATAATTTCATTTTGTTTATATGGAACAGCTCCCCTTTATTACAAAGGTTTAATTGAAAATATTCATATAATTTCTAAGAAATTGCCTGATTTTTTTACATATGTTTATTACGGAAGTGATATTACAGAAGATAAAATTACTAATCTAAGATCCCTTTCTGATAAAATAGTTTTAATTGCTACAAATAAACTAGGTGCGGGAAATATGATAGATCGGTTGAATCCAATTAAACTCGATGATACAGAAATCTTTTTTTGTAGAGATGCAGATAGTAGAATAAATGATAGAGATTTATGGTGTATAAATAAGTTTATAGAGAGTGAAAAATCAGTACATTGTATTAGAGATAGTTTTTGGCATAAATCAAAACTAATGGGAGGCATTTTAGGATTTAAGGTAAAGAAAATCGAAAATCTTGAAAAAATCCGCGAAGATCTTTCAAAATATTATGAATATTGTGAAAACCCAGAATATGGCGATGATGAACATTTTTTGGGTAATAAGATTTATCCACTTATAAAAAATGATTTGTACTTGCAAACCTCTATAACTGCATTTAATGGCGAGGAGTATAATTTAATTGATTATAATAATGATGGAGTTAATTTTGTAGGTAATGTAATCGAGTTTGGTGATGAAAATAAAGAAGTCCCAAAGTTTAATTATTATAATTTTTCTGTAAAGGATCAGGTAAACTGGTTAATTTCACAAAAACAATTTCAGTTAGCATCTCATATTGGAAAAACAGTCAGGTGGGATATAGAAACTGGAACAATTGATGCACTATTTATAGCAAATTATTATGCAGATGATCTTCAAGAATGTCGTCGCCTAATGAGTATGTATGAATATTCTAGCATCACTGATCATGTAGTAGATAACTGTAATTTTATGTTTACTATGTTAAAAAAACACGGTTATAAAATAATTGGAACAACAAACTTATCTGATGAACCAAAATACAACGAAATAATGATTTACTATGGCACTTTTCCCGTAACACATTTATATTTTCCTATTACTAATAAGGTATATAGAAATGCGGGTCATTTTAATAAGGTAACGCATGATATTGTTAAATATGACGATTGTTGGAATAACCTAGATAAAATATATATCTTGAATCTTGAGGAACGTGAAGATAGATATATTGAAACCATGTGTGAATTATGCAAAGTAGATGCACCTTTGAATAAAGTTTTTCATTATAAAGCGAAGAAGACCCCTGGAGATGGAGGACCATATGTTGGAGCTACACAAAATCATATTGATGTAATGAATGACATTGTAAATGAAGGTTATATAAATAGTTTAATATTAGAAGATGATATTGTCTTTTCTCCAAATATATCCCAGATAAAGAAGGATATTACAGAGTTTTTTGATAGTGATTACCTTTATGATATATGTTTTCTATCAGCATCAAGATTTCATAAAAAAGAGCCGCATAATGATTTATTAATTAAATCAAAGCAAATATGTACAACTTCATCTGCTTATTTTCTCTCTAATAAGACTATTCAATCAGTAAGAGATTGTGTTATGGAAGGCATGGACTTGTTAAAAAAAACAAATAACGCAAACCTATATTGCATAGATAGATATTGGAGTAAGTTACAAGAAGATGATAGGGTGTTTATATTTAAGAGAAAAATGGCTTATCAGCGACCAAATTACAGTAATATAAAAGATACAATTGCTGCATATCTGGATTAATTTACACACTTGAATATTTAAAATGCCTTTTTATTTTTATTATTTATTTTAAACCTTCCAAATGCGGATAGTATTATCGTAACTCCCAGAATACAATTTGTTCTCGTGAAGAGTGAGACAACGCACAACATCAGTATGTCCTCTCAAAATGGCTATTTCTTCGTGAGTTTCTGTGTTCCAACTGCGGATAGTTTTATCAGTACTCCCAGAATACATTTTATTTTCGTGAAGAGCGAGACAACGCACAATACTAGTATGTCCTCTCAAAATGCATATTTCTTCGTGAGTTTCTGTATTCCAAATGCGGATAGTTTTATCACAACTCCCAGAATACAATTTGTTTTCGTGAATAGTGAGACAAGATACAGCATCAGTATGCCCTCTCAAAGTGGCTATTTCTTCGTAAGTTTCTGTGTTTGTTCCAGCCCAAATGCGGATAGTATTATCGTAACCCCCAGAATACAATTTGTTTTCGTGAGAAGTGAGACAACGCACAACATCAGTATGCCCTCTCAAAATGGCTATTTCTTCGTGAGTTTCTGTGTTCCAAATGCGGATAGTATTATCACAACTCCCAGAATACAATTTGTTTTCGTGAAGAGCGAGACACCACACATTATCAGTATGCCCTCTCAAAATGCCTATTTCTTCGTGAGTTTCTGTGTTCCAAATGCGGATAGTATTATCACAACTCCCAGAATACATTTTATTTTCGTGAAGAGCGAGACACCACACAGTATCAGTATGCCCTCTCAAAATGCCTATTTCTTCGTGAGTTTCTGTGTTCCAAATGCGAATATTAGACCTACTCCCAGAATACAATTTGTTTTCGTGAATAGTGAGACACATTACAGCATAAGTATGCCCTCTCAAAATGCCTATTTCTGTATATAATGGAGTTTTCATAAAGGGTCCAAATAGTATTTTTATATGACTGGGTAGGGCGAATATATTCATATATGTTAAGTTTTTCCAGTCCGCTCCTTGTTTCCTCTTATCCTTGTTTCTTATGTCGGTTTCCTTTTTGATAAGATACAAATATTTACAAAGATTGTTTCGTTCTTCTATCAGATTATTCATTTCGGTAGTCATTGTTGTTGTGTTGTTGTGTTGTTGTAATTGATATAAAAAAATACAATTGAATCAATTTTACACCTTTTATTATTTTTATGTCATGAAAACGGTGTTTTAAATATTCAAGGGTGTAAAGAAAGAACAATAATATAATCATAAATGAAGGTATTAGTAACCGGAGGAACAGGATTAGTAGGCAATGCTATTAAAAGCATATCATCCAATTATGATTATAATTTTATTTTTGTTTCTTCAAAATCAGGAGATTTAACTAGTCTCATTGATACCGAGCGTATATTTGAAGAACACAAACCAGATATGGTGATACATTTGGCCGCTTGTGTTGGAGGTTTATATAAAAATATGAATGAAGGCGCAACAATGTTTGAGAGTAATATTCTTATCAATACAAATGTGTTGAAGTGTTGTGTAAAATACAATGTTAAAAAAACACTTAGTTGTCTCTCTACTTGTATATTCCCAAATGAAACAACATATCCAATTAATGAATATATGTTACATGTAGGCCCTCCTCATGAATCTAATGAAGGATATTCTTATTCAAAAAGGATGTTAGAAGTACAAGGAAGATTGTATAGAAAACAGTATAACTTGGATTTTATAAGCGTGATACCAACAAACATCTATGGTCCGTATGACAATTACAACCTTGATGATGCACATGTAATACCTTCTCTTATTCATAAATGCTATATAGCTAAGAAAAATAATGAAGTATTTAAAGTGATGGGATCAGGGAAGCCATTGCGCCAATTTATATATTCTACAGACTTGGCAAAATTAATCATGTGGGCATTAAAAAACTATAATGAGTCTACTCCTATTATTTTATCTCCACCAGAAAGCTCGGAGGTATCTATCGAGTGTGTAGCAAGACTAATCGCCAAAAGTTTTAATTATGATGATAAAATAGTATTTCAAGAAGAGTTCTCAGATGGGCAATACAAAAAGACCGCTGACAATAGTCGTTTGATGTTAATGTGTAATTCTTTTGAGTTTACAAAAATAGAGGACGGTATTGATATGTCAGTAAAATGGTTTATTAAAAATTATGGTAAAAACACCAGGATATAAAAAGAAAATGTGCCTTACATTTATATTACAATGAATTATGATTCTGGTTATAAAAATGCAATTGAAACTATATTAGGTTTTATGCATTCTGAAAAACATACACATTATTCAGTTGAAAATGTATCTATTTTAGAACCACTATATCTTAGTATTGTCGAAGGAATATCTTTTTCAAAAAGACAGTTTGAGACAGATCGTGTTAAAATGATAATTAACAAGGGAAGAAGAATACGATTGCCCTCTAAATCCAGATATATGTGCAACAATATATATGACCATATCATCAAACATGTAAAGTATCAGGTTGAATATAAAACCACAATTGGTTCAAGAAATCTAATAGTTAGATTTTCATTATTTGATAATAAATTAGAACTTTCAGAATTGGAATACTATTTTCAGATGATATTGTCGTGGATATATACTATTTCTCATTATTCAGAAAGTTCTTGTGGTAAAACACAAATAATAGACCTTTATTTTACCGACTTTAAAAAAGTCTTTCCAAAAAGCTCTGTTAATATCTTAGGTCATTCTAATTGCAATTCTGGATACTCAAGTGTGTGCGCAGAGACAAATGAAATAGTGATTTATCGGACCGAGGAGTGGTTTAAAGTATTAATACATGAAACATTCCATTCCTTTGGTCTAGAGCCAAATTATAATTGTGAGAGACAATTAACAAAATATATAGGTACTCTACTGCCTATTCAACCAAGTGTGCGTGTAAATGAGGCGTATGTTGAAACTTGGGCAAGAATTATAAATGTTATATATAGTGCAGTAATAAATAGTGACAGTAAGCATGAGTTTTACAATATTTTACGATTTTCTCTCCAGTTAGAAGTTTTATTCTCTATTTATCAGGCTGTTAAGGTGTTAGACTTTATGAATCTAGACTATGAATCGGTTATAGATAAAACATCAGTTCAAGCGAGGATTATGTATAAGGAAAATACGCACGTTTTTGCATATTACATTTTGACAGCATCTATTATGAATAATATATTCGGATTCATTCGTTGGTGTACAAAGCATAACACTAAGTGGTTGCAGTTCTATAAATCTAATAGGACATGTAAATCATTTGAGAGATTAATAAAGGATAGTTTGTACAGTATTGAAATGAAAAATGCGTGTAAAAAGTTTAAAAATCAGGACTGGCAAAATGAAGGATTGCGTTTCTCAATTGTAGACAGCGTGAATTAGTTAGAAAATTGACATGGTTGTTTTATAACACATCAATGTCAATAACAAAGAAACATGGGTCTTCGCGGTCTTAATAGATTCCTCAGGGCTAATTGTCAAAAAAATATACGTCAAATCTCACTTTGGGAATTAAAGGGAAAGACTATTGCAGTAGATGCGAGTATTTATATGTATCGTTTTCAAGGTGATGGTGGTTTAATTGAAGGAATGTATCAAATGGTAAGTTTAATGCGACATAATGGAATTATCCCAATATTTGTATTTGATGGTATTCCACCACCAGAAAAGCGTGAGTTAATTGAAAAACGGAAGCAAGATAAGAAGGAAGCAGAGAGAAAGTTCAAAGAAATTAAAGGTCAGATAGCTGCGTCTCATGATGAGGATGATGTAGCGGATTTAGAGGCAGAAGCTGACCAGCTAAGACGTCAATTTGTAAGAATTACAGGAAATGATATAGTTGATGTTAAAAACCTACTTCATATAATGGGTATTTCGTATTACGAATCTATTGGAGAGAGTGATAATATATGCGTAAAGATGGTTCAAAAAAAGGTTGCGTTTGCATGTCTAAGTGAGGATATGGATATGTTTATATATGGATGCCCGCGTGTTCTTAGATATCTTAGTCTTCTTAAGTCAAGTGTAGTTATGTATCATCTTGCCGGCATATTAACTTCATTACATTTGCCTTTTGACAGTTTTAGAGACATATGTGTTCTTTCTGGAACAGATTACAATCTTCTATCGGAAGATTGTCTAGATCTTAACAAGGCATTAAAGTTATATTCAAAATACAGTAAAGCTCGTGTAAGAGATACATATATTCAATGGATTGCTAACAATAATTATATAAAAGATCTGGATGCGTTTATAAATGTGACCGAAATGTTTAATATGCAGAATGTTACGATTGATAGATGTTTGATGAATACATCGATATATGATACTACTGCTGTTAAAATGTTACTTTCCGGATATGGATTTGTATTTCCACAATAATCATTTTGTAACGATTTTTTCTTTGCAGATGATAGTTAATAACGATCTAAAAGATTTCTGACCTATGTATATAGATTAATAATGGAAAACGAAATGGTTGGTAGGATAATTAAATGTCTTGGCAAAGAAAAAAAAACACGCAAAAGAAGACGAGTAACCGATGATGAATACGCAATATTATTACCAGGAGAGCACATGTTGCTGGAAAGTAGAAATTATAGAGTATCACAATTGAAAGATATGTGTCGTTATTATAAATTGCGTTTATCGGGAAATAAGGATGAAGTTACAAAAAGGGTATATAATCATCTTTATTTTTCTAAGTTCGCTATTATAATTCAGAAAAGAGTGAAGAAGTACCTATTAAACGCCTATCTAAAAGCAAAAGGTCCTGCATTTATTAAACGTAAACTATGTGTAAATGATTGTGATTTTTTCACAATGGATCCTGTGTCTGAGATACCTCATGAACAATTTATAAGTTATACCGACCTTGATAAGATGGTTTATGGATTCGATATACTTTCTCTTCATAATATGATTTCAAAAAGTAACCCTCCGTATAAAAACCCGTATAATAGGAATGAACTACCTGAGTATCTAATGAATAATTGTAAAAAGATAGAGCGTATGTCATCATTTTTTGGAGAGACAAATGTAACAATAGAAGAGGAGGAGGTTGTTGATGAAACTAAACTTTTAGAATTACGATTATTAACATTGTTTCAAGAAATTAATGAGCTTGGGAATTATGCAGATCATAATTGGCTTTGGTCATTACCAAGAGTGCAATTGATTAGATATATAGCACAATTATATGATATATGGGCATACAGGGCAAATCTAACAAATGAGGTTAAACAACAGATTTGTCCCCCAACGGGTAATCCATTTATAGGTGTTCCTGTTCATGCTTTGCCTACTTTAGATAGAAATAGATTAATGCAATCTGCGATATCAATTATACAATCGATGGTTCTTCGGTCTACAGATATACCAACGAGAGCTTTAGGAGCAAATTACGTGTTAAGTGCATTAACAATCGTTAATGAAAGTGCTGCATTGAGTCTTCCGTGGCTATATCAGGCTGTGGCGTTAAATTAAGGAGAGTTTGGGATATTTGACTGGGGTTCTCGTGTGATAATATATTATAATGCGTTAAATCGCTTAAATAGAACTCTTAAGGTAGTGTATAAGAAATGCCCAGAGCTACTAAGAAAACCGAGACCCCCAGCGCTAAGACCGCTACCACTACTAAGGCTAAGGCCGCCCCCAAGACTGCTGCTAAGAGCACTAAGTCTGCCAAGACCAAGACCGTTGAGGTTGTGCCTGAGAAGGTAGTCGAGGCTCCTGCTACCGAGAACACTGTCGTTGAGGTAGCACCTGAGGCTGCTATTGCTGGCGAGTTCACCACTATCCTTGCTTCTATTCAGACTGTTGTTTCGCAGATCAGCGACCTCAAGAAGGCTCTTCGCGTTCTCGAGAAGAAGGCTGTTCGTGAGATCAAGACTGCCAACAAGGCAAACAAGAAGAAGCAGCGTTCCAAGGGTAACCGTCAGCCATCCGGTTTTGTCAAGCCCACTCAGATTTCCAACGAGCTTGCTGCTTTCCTTGGCAAGGCTACCGGAACTGAGATGGCCCGCACTGAGGTGACAAAGGAGATTAACGCTTACATTCGCGCTAACAAGCTCCAGGACCCTGACAATGGCCGTATCATTATGGCTGATTCTAAGCT